CTACCTCATGGCGTTTATTCTTTCTTGAATATCTTGAGGTGCTTCGATATACTCTTCTGCATTTGTATTTTGACCAATAATGGTATTTTCTTTAATTGTAGGTGTATTTATATCTCTTTGGAATTTTTGCTCGATTTGAGCCTTATACGAATTAGTATTCGTCTTTTCGATAAGTGATTTGATATTGTCCGGCATACGATTTATTTCATTCGCACGCTTAACAACTGTTTCGTAAGTTCTTAGAAAATTTGATTGTATTACTGTTTCAATCGTCTGATAGTCTGATGTAGCCCAGTTTTTAAGGTTGTCTGGCATACCAACCGCTTGCCTGACAAGTGGCGGTAGCTTGTTAAATTCTTCAACCGCCCCATATGTACCATTCCGTAATGCCTTACTAACCAACCCCCAAGCTGTCATTCCGTCAAGTTCCTGTGGCTGTGATATAGTCTGTATTTTACCTATCAGTTGTCCTATACTTGGGGCAAATCCGCTTATATCAGAGTTGATGTATGCTTTAAGTGCGACTGACACTTGTTCATAACTGTAATTTTCCAACATCATATTCCACACATCTACTGTCTCTGATAAATTGTTAGGCTTGTAGTTAGGGTAGCAATCACACATAATGCGGATGATTTTAACTGTTTCTTCTCTTGTCATTGCTGCCTCCCTTCAATTGATTAGAAATAGTATCTAATTTGTCACATATAATAGCACTATTAATTGCAATTGTTTTTAAGAGTGATTCAATCTTTCCGTTGTACGGATAATCACTTCTAAAATTTATTTTGTTGAGTGTATCATCTAATCTACTCATTCTTACCACCCCACCTTACACGTTATCCCAATCAATAGCACCCTTATTGAAATTCTGATTGCCTTGCTTTTCAGAAACGACATTCTGATTAAGGTAACTCTCAAACTTCGTGCCAAACAAGGTATCTGGTCTTAAATATCTTTCCCTTTCAGTTCCAAGCCATTCATTAACCTTTTTATCTATGACTGTGTAAAAATCCTGTTCAGTATATCCCTCTTTGATTCTTGCCCCGATATGCTTCTTAGTATTAGGTGTATTGTATCTATATCTGGTATTACATCTGTTATTTAAGTAACTAATAATATTTATATATATATTATTATCTATATTATCTTTCTTTTTATTTACTATATTATTATTAACAGAAACAGAATCAGATACAGTATCAGAAACAGTATCAGAAACAGATGTCTCCATAGGGTATGTATACCCTATGTATAGGGTATCATTTTTAATGGAATCAACCATATCATTAACATATTTTCTAAATTCGTCAGATTTAATATGTTTGGCAACTCCTAAAACCCCTGCCAAGACTTTCTCTGATTTGCTCCAATTATATTTATACCAATGTAATATCAGCACTTCTTTAGTTTCTGAATCAAACTTAATAACCTTGTGCACCTTATCAAACCTTTCTAACAGTCTGATAATAGTATCTTTGTTATAACCTGTCTGCCTTGTCATTTGCGAATAACTAACCTCATAGCACCCACATATATTTGTCTGTGGATTTGTTAGCAAATATATGTAGAAATACTTGTCCTCTGGCGTAAAATCATCTTCAACCTTGTTATCGGTCCAAAATGATAATTGAACATTTCTATATATTGCCATATCATTGCTCCTATTCTTCAAGTTCTGCCACATTGTTACTTCACTAAATCGTTGATATTAACTCTGAATCCGTCAAATTCCTTACCTTTACTTCTGACATAGGCAGATGTATCAAAGAACATCAAGTTACCCTCTCTGTCCGTTGCCATACTTACACCATTTCTTGTAAGACTGCCTTTGAGTAGGTCAAGTAGAATCTGTATTTCCTGCTTTGCTTCATCTTTCATTATTTACCTCTCCATATTTCTTCATCAAGAATATACTGCCTGATAAATCTATCTGCGTACTGTGGATGTATCATTGACCTTGCTGTTTTTTTATCTATACCCAAGGGGTTTTTATTTGTAATATATTGTATTGGCGGCATACTTTCTACTTGTTCCAACGGTTCAAAAACAAGATTGTTTTTAGGATTTAATCCAATAAACCAATACTGAGTAGGCTTCTTGTAATAATCCCCATTCTGTGTCCTGTCCCTGTCAATTACACTTGGCTTTAAGCACCAGAAGTTTGTAAGGTAATGTAATCCGCTTGTATTCAATGGATTTTCAATTACAATTTGCAAATGACTTCGCTGACAAATTATCACTAATTTATTCAGCTTTTCATAAAACAAATCAAGTTCCTTATGACGTTTCATTGCCAATTCACATTTTTGCTCAATAGTGTAATTCCTGTACTGATAAGCCGTGCAAGCCAGATGCCTCAATCCTTGGTCTGAAAAATAAGTGCAAGGGAAAAATGCAAATATCAAATCATCAGGGCTTATCTTATCGAACAAACTCGGCTCGCCTTGATACCCCCCCTCTATCTCTTTAAAAAGGTCAGTAACATAGTCGGTTTCGTTAAATTCATTCTGAATATCATAGTCGTAGGCTTCAATTCCGTACTTCTTGAAAGCGTTCTTGAATGTGCCTGACTGTTCAAATAAACAATGTACTTTCATACTGTATCTCCTATAAAATCACTTATATTCATTTGACTGCCCTTTTCAAATACAAGCATTTCATTCTTTGCTATATTAAAATACTTTTCATCAATCTCAATTCCTATGAATTTTCTATTTGCTTGTAAACAAGCAATTCCGGTAGAACCTATCCCCATAAAAGGGTCTAAAACAATCTGATTTTCTAATGATGAATTCTCAATTAATATTTTCATCAGCTCTACTGGCTTTTCGGTATCGTGGAGATTTTTACCATTTGCATCTTTTCTTTTTATATTGGGAATCGACAATATATCGCTTGTGCCACAATTATTTATTTTTACCCCTTTCCCTTTTCTAAAAAAGAGGATATATTCAAATTGCGACATATAAAATTGCCCCATAATTTTATTTCCCTTGTTCCAAATTAAAGACTTAATAAAATGAAATCCGTATTGCTTAATACCATTCTTTTTTTCGTCCTCTGTTCTTAAATTCGTAAAACTGTTAAGCATTTTTATAAGATTAATATGATTAGTCATAACATAACAATGGCTACCATTTTTTAATATACGGTAAAATTCAGATGCATACATATCGCAATCTATATTGTTATAATTAAAAACTTTTCCTTGTTTATTTATCTTCTTTTGAAACATTCCACCACTGTTTCCTGCATTTCCCCTAGATGTTGTTGGGTATGGTGGGTCGGTAACAATTAAATCAATGCTTTCATCAGCTATATTTTTAACAACATTTAAAAAATCATCATTAAAAATTTTTACTTTTTCTTTCATTCTAAATCTACCAAAAGGAAACCTCGGTTTTATGTCGCGACAACCTATTCCTTTCTTTGATTTTTAGTCTATAGTCCTATACTTATCTTCGTGAAATTCCCTATCTTCTTCATTGGAATAGGCTCTTTTGCAATTCGTACAAAACTCTAAATGTACCTTTATATCCGTGCTGCTTTCGTATCTACAGCCTTTGCAATCATTCACTCTGAATCACCCTCTTTCACACAATCACTTACAAGCATATCTGACCTGATTAGTTCATAAACAATATCAAGATACGTCCTGCGGTCTCTGTATCGGCAATTTGCGTCCTTGTGTATTCTTGGGTCATTATTTATCCAATCATCAACATCAAAAATCACATTGCTAACAAAAAGCATTTTTGCGCCTCTTGAAACGCAAAGATAGTAGCAACCGCCCTTACCATATTCGCCCTTACATTTCTTAAATCCGAATTTTTCAAACTCTTCGGCTTTAACTTTCGGAATCAGCATTGTTTTCACCCACTTTCTTATCTCCAATTAGTTCCAATAGTTCCATCGGGATGAATAATAATATTTGAGTATCCATCTTTGTAATCATTGTTTCTCTGCTGCCACATATCTCCTAATGTCAATCTTGCATGTTTTCCCATATATTCAAATGTTGCATATACAAAGAAATCACCAATTCTAAAGGTATGAATATCAATATCATCATCATTCTGTAAATCATTCCATATTTTTACAGGATAATCTTTCTTTTCAAGTCCACTTAAAAATCTGAATGAAAAATTATCAGTTTCCATTTCCATAAAATCTTTAATATATTCAATCGTTGGATTTTCGACTACTGTCTGAACTGTACAATCAGGGAAATCACTAGGGCTTTTATGCACATAATCGTTATATGATAAGTTGATATGTGCCAATCTGTTAAGTTCCTTTGAATACCCAGTAGTATTGATTGAGCAAAACACATTATTACTATGCTGTCTGTATGTATCAACAATTTCTGATACATGATTAGGATATAATCCTGGTTCGCCACCTGTAATTGTAAGCCTTGCATTAGGATGTTCAGACAGTATCTTTTTAAGTGCTTCGATTTGTGCCGTAAAATCATTGTCGCCTTGCATAGGGTTCTTTCTCTCTAAGCAGAATGGACAGTTATAAGGACATTCCTGTGTTAATATCAACTGTACATTTATTCGATAATATAAAGGCCTACCAAGAGATGTTTTATCCGTTCTATTCGCAAGTCTGTACTGTAAATCGTTTTGCATTTCAGTTCTTATATCATCATAAGTGTTAAAATGCGGAATTTTGTGTAACTTACTGCTCATCGCTTTCACCCGCTCTCTTAAAGGAAACTCCTCTTAAATGCTCATCAAGGTCTAATTCTGTTCCGTCAATATTCCCATTCAACTTGTTTTGACAGTGACAGAGTAGTGTTTCAAGGTCGCAAAGTCTGCCTTGCCTATACTCTGAACGAATAAAATCTAAAACCCTATCAACACTGTCTGCTCGATAGCGATAAGCAAAGCGTTCTCTTTCGTTTTCAAGTTTTTCTCGCTTTTCCGCTAAATCACTAAGTTCTCTTTCTACTTTTAGCAACTGTTCATGTTCCGCTTTTATTGCCTCTATTGCGTCAAATCTCATTATTTTCACCCACTTTCAATAAATCCATAAACTTCTCATACTGCTTCTGCGATACCTTATTGTGCTTCTTATCGTCTCTAATTTCGATTTTAAGGTGTTTTTCTGCGATAGAGGATAATTCCCTTGCTAACACCTTTTTACCTTGCTGTATGCCCTGCATATAGCCTTTAGGTGCTTTTCTCTCACCTATTGAACCACTAGCACGATTTTCTCCTTGACCGCCTAAACTGACATTCCTAAGCTGATAGCCTTTATCAGCGTACAGTTTGATGTAATACTTCTCTTTCTCATCAAGCTGACTTTCGGGAAAATTCAGAAATTCAACTCGCCAACCATAAAGGTTTTTCTCTTTGTCATACAGCTTATGTTTGCGTAAACTAAGGTCTATGTGCTGTTCGTAGCCTACAAGGTGGCTAGCCAATCTGCTAAGTGTATGTACTGCCTGTCCGACATACGCATACTTAAATCCGTTTTCATCTTCTCGGAGTAGAAAATATATTCCACTTTTGTCATTCAGTTTTGGATTCAGTTTCAATAGTCGCTTTTTATTTTCCTGTTCAATCGCCTTGGCTCTTGCTATGTTCTGATAATTCAATCGTTATCACTCCAATCTAAGTCTATTTTCTGACCGCAATTAGGGCAGTAAGTATAATCATCATAATCAACCTCATACCTCTTACCACAGCAAGGGCAAATCCAAGTATCATATACAAGTGTTCCGTCTGGAGCATATCCATCACCCTCATAGGTTGGCTTCTTCGGTATCTGCTTTTCTCTCGCCGTCCTGCACTCTTCAAAAGTCCCAATCTTGCGATATTGACGCTCACTTAATGCTTCAGAATAATCGCTTTTCATATCCTGTAATTCTTCCAACGTGCCGATTGTGCGGTACTGTTGTACTTCTTCAAGTGCTTGTATTGCCATTTCGTTAGCCTTGTAATCATCTTCTGTAAACTTGCAGCCGTTGTTCTCGTCCTCAATCTGCATAAACAATCGCATATTTTTCAGTTTTTCTATTGCTTCATTCTCTTTCATACTCACACCTCTTTAATTAAATGGTAATCCCTCGTCTGCTACGCCATCTGGAATTGACATAAAGCTGCCTGAACTAGCATTACCGCCCATAATTCCATTGTTATTATTGTTCTGCTGATTAGCACGACTTTCACAAAATTCGTGTCTTTCAACAACGCAATCATTGGTGTAGACTTTCTGTCCGTCTTTGTTGGTATAGTTGCCTATCTGCCATCTACCCTCAACGATAATCTTAGTTCCCTGATGAAGATACTTCTCCGCAAACTCTCCATTCTTGCCAAACGCGATACAGTTAATAAAGTCTGATGTCTGTTCGCCCTCTTTCTTGAAAGCTCTGTCAACGGCTAATGTGTATCTTGCTACTGCCATACTTCCGTTTACTGTCTGTGAATATCTAATCTCTGGCTGTTTAGCCAGTCTTCCACATAAAATTACACGATTCATTACTTTTCCTCCTTAATTTCCTTTTGCAGGCAAAAACAAATTTATAATAAATACCACAAATAAAATTATCTTAAATGCTATGTTAATGCCTAATATACAAGCTATCCATGATATAACAAAGCTTTCTATCAAAGAGATACCTAATTTAATAAGTACAAATGATAAAATTAATAAAATATAATTCATTACTTTTTCTCACTTTCTAATGACTCTGGATTATTAAAAATGTTGCCGATAACTACTACTCTTTGAATATCTTCAACCGCCCAATAATACAAATCTTTTCTCCATAAGTCGTTTTTTAACCATTCAATTCGCCATTCTGATTTATCCCATATAACTTTTGCTGTTCCAACCTTGCATCTGATAATATCATTCTCCCAAATCAGCTTATCATTTTCATCTTTCAAGCCTGTACATTGGCATATTGTAGATTTGTCAACTCTTGGGGCGTTATCTGTTGTTAAGCAAGTTCCTGTAGAATAGTTAATTTCAGTAATTATCCTGTATAACTTATCCCTACCGTCATATACTAAAGCTCCTTTCACCCATTCTCCGTTATCAGTCCTCTTTGCCTTGAATAAATATCTATCTTCCATCTATTCCACCTGCCTTCACAATTTCGATTGCTGCATTAACTGTTATCTTCGTACCCTCACAAGGTAATCCGTCAAAGTATGTCCCTTTTTCTGCTTCCAGCTGCTCTACAACCTCATCTACATCATACGCAGTTGATTGACTATCAATCTTTTCTGCCAAGGTGCTAAGCATATCATTACTGCCTGTTTTTGTAAGAAGAATATCTATAAACCATTGTTGTGATAACTCTTCCTTTAGCTCATCTGCATTAATCAATCTCATTCTTCTTTCTCTCCTATTCTGCTTCTGATTGAAGCCATTCCATACAACTAGCTTCTCCCTCGTATTCTTCGCCGAATGTGTTATTAAAAGCTATAAGAAACTCCGCTAACTCTTCATCTGGCATATTCCTTATCCTGTCGGCATTGGTGTTTCTGCTATCACATCTGCAACAAGGCTCATTCTCTCTTGGGTTACTGTTGTGCTGGCAGTTGCAAGAAATCTTTTCTTCGCTATCGTCAAATGCTTTTAAAAACATTTCAGCAATTTCTTTCTCGTATCTACCACACATACCTTTGCAATCAATATCCGCAATAACCCTTGAAAAGAAATCTTTGAATTTGTCAACAATATAATCTCCTGTGAAATCTTTAGGTATGTCAATTACTACTTTCATTTTCTTTACCTCGCAATTCTTTTAATTTTATTTCGGCTTCGGGTTTTGTGAGAAAAACGACTTTTCCGATTTCCGTATGTTCCTGTCCGACATACATCCTACGCTTCATTGTTCTTCCATCATCATAAAAGCAATCATATATGTCGTAAGAAATTTCTCCACGAAGATTAAATGAACCATCCTTTGATTCTTGAATAAGGGATATCCGTTTCCATTTTCCCTCGTATACTTTGAACTTATTATTTTCATCCCTATCAATCAGATAAACGGTATCTCCCACCTTGCAAGGTAATCTGATAAGCCTGTTCTGTTCATCTAAGTCCTCGTATTCTGCCAACTTTTCTAAAATCATTCTTGTTTTATCTGCTCTGCTAGTATTTAATCCGAAAAGCTTGTTGGATATATCATAAATTTTCGTTCCGTTAGGACAACTCATCACTTTTGTTAATCTCTCCATTACTGCTCCTTTCCCTCTTAATTATCTTTTTTCTCTTTCTCCTTGACTTCTACAAGACGGTCGGCAATAGCTTCTTTAATAATCAAAGTATTGTATCTTTCAAGGCTGATTGTTATTGTATTGTCCTCATACTCTCTTACATTTCCAAAAATATCTTTGTATTTAGCCATATAATCTCCTTTCTAAAACGGACACTCACTAGGATTTTTCAATCTTTCAAAACCGACATATCATACCCACTTTCAATAAACTTCAATGTTTTGGCATGATTACACCTATTTCCAAGATATGTATAAATCTGCTCCATATCTTTCTCGGTAAAATCGGTTTCCAAAAACTGATTTACACCGCCAAGTATAAATCTGTGAAATTCATTATTGCTCCGTTTAGTGTTATATGGTTCTGCCTTGTGTGCAGGTCTTGATAGCCATTCCAACATTTTGCACTTTACATCTGTTTCATTTTCACAATCTTTTAATCCGAAATATGTATTGCTTCTAATATGTGCTATAAATTCTGCGTTATGATTTATAACGCTATTAGGAAAGCAATTCATTAACTTTGTAACTATATCCCAACTAATCAAAACGGACATTCATCTCCTTTCCTTAAAACCCATTCCTTGTTACGCTCCGCAACATCCACATTCGCCCCATAAGCAACTCTTTTCATTTTCTCGATAAAACTATCTCTATCAGAATTTTCACTTGATAAATGGCACATTATGACGTTTTGCAAACTATCTGAATAATTTGCCTTAACAAAATCACAAGCTGTATCAATGGATAAATGGCCTCTGAAAACGTGATTAGCTTTGCCTGTGTTATCCCTGTCAATTAAATCTTTGTCATAATTCACGCCTAAGAGAATGTGGTTTATATCTCTAAACTTCCACTTGACAACCTCACAATCCGTTATATAAAGCATTCTTCCCATTTCCTTGTGAGTAATCAGAAAGCCATATATTGGGCAAGGTTCGCCATTTGCGTCTGTGTGTGTCCAGTTTCCGTCTATTGTCGTTAAATCAAACATCCGTATATTGAACTCTGTTTCCATTTTCATGGATTCAAGACTTAGGTATGGAGCAAAAACAGGTATTCCCATATTTATAAAATCTTTTAACGATTTATTGTGGTCTGAATGTTGGTGGGTGCATAACACACCCACAACATCTTTAATGTTCCAATTCAGTGCCTTTTTGATTTCCATAATCGGTATTCCACAATCAAGGATAAGCGTTTCTCCACTGTTGGAAGTTAGCAGATAACAATTACCGGCTGACGATGAGCCTAAGCATTTTAAGTACATTTACATCTTCTCCTTTACTCGCTACTTCGCAAAAACAATAATAATTTTTCTGTACAATCAGCACAAAGGTCGTATCTATAATCTACATATGAATAGCCATCTGGATTACCATAAAACATTGAATGAAAGCACAGTCGATTTTCTTTTTTGATACCATATTTAAAATATCCAGCCCATTTAGACAAACTGTACTCAAAAGGCTTTCCGCATCTATCACATTTGCGGATTTCTTCAACTGACATACTCACACCTCGATTTCATCATCCTGCGGGAACTGAAAAACAGCATTGTTGATAAAATCTACTTTTGACGGCTGATTTTCGGCTCGTACCATAACACCACATTTCTTTAATCTTTCAAATTCCTTTGCCACATCTTCTGAAATAGCGACATTCTGCATTACGATAGGCATACCGATATATGCTTCTCTAAGCATTTCCATAGCCTTATACGCTTTCTCTTTGGAAGAGTACTTGCCTAATACGTATTTCTCTCCATTGTATAGTGCTATAACGCTCTCCATTGCGTGGCACACAACTATCTGCTCATAAGGCAAATCAACATTGCCATGCTGTGAAATTAATCTCATATCAGCTCTCCTCACTCTGCATGAATGGCGGTAGCTCCTCTGACTGCTTGTCGGCTGTGTCTGTAGGCTCTACATCAATTATGTTGTCCTCGTCAAAATCTACTGTGTTTGCGTTCTGCTCAATATCATAGGCAACATCCTGTTCGAGCATTTCATCGTGGCTGATTTCCTCGTAATCATCTTCTTTGCCAAAACCGCTATGAGTATTGTTGATAGCTTTGAGAAGTCTATTTTTAACAGTTTTCATAGCCATTTGGTCTGCGAATTTCTGATGAACTCCATTTCCGGTCTCCTTATATCCGTATCCCTGTTTCCAAGCCGTCTTTATCTGTGCCATAGTCATAACTTCTGCAATCTTCTCGCCATTTCCCATAATCGCTACCGCATAAGCGCCAACAATCTTATCATTGTCGATATTCTCAAAACTCTGTTCGTGGCAATCAATAATTGTCTTTGCATCTTCTTTGTGGTACTTGAATACATCCCCTTTATAAATAACTGATGCATTAATGTCTTTAAGCCCATATCTTCTAGCAAGGCAAGTTGCACCATAAACAGACGGTTGACAGCTTAATTTGCCCCCATAAGCGACTGGGTAACACTGTTTCTTTCTTATTGATAATCCGTCTGTTACCATTTCGATAAGTGCATTTTCAATACTTGCCCTTGTGCAACTCTGTAATACAGGCTTCTTATTCATATCCTGTGTGTCCTGTAAAATAAGCATTGCTGACATAAGCTCATTTGTGTAGTTGTAATCTTTAGGGAACGTTAAGCCGAACTTCTCTTTCTGCTTGATTTTTACAACCATTCCCTCTGTAAAATCTTTTGCTACAAGCTCTCTGCTTTCAGCTTCTTTCTTTTCCACAACTGCCGTATTCTCTGCCATAATTAATCCTCGCTTTCTCCGCTTAAAATCTGTCCGACAATCTGTCTTAATTCATCACTAACCCTATCTACAGTCCAAAAATCCGTAGTATCAAATGCATGAGTGCAATCAAATCCAATGTACCACTTGTTTTTATCATCAATTTCAAGTGGGCTAGGTGCTTCTTTGTTTGCATATGTGATACCGCCGTGGCAATCTATACTTGCTGTGTTGATAGGCAGCCTTTTGGAAACCTGCACATATCCACATCTATAAGTAGATTTACCAATATGTCGGAGTATCACATAGCAGTTAAAGCCATTGAAATTGAATGAACGTTCTAATATAGAAATCATATTATCCCTCCACAATCTCTAATTTCTCGCTATCATTAACAATCAGCATAATCAACTGACTATCAACCATTTCAGCAACTTTCTTCTGATTATCCGCACTAAGGCTTTCAGAATCATCTAAGATAATAGGCACTGATATACCACTAATCTTCTGAATAGAATTGCAAATATCAACTCTGCCTAAAATCCTGTTACCCTTGTTAGACATAGTTGTTAAAATGCTTTTTCCGTCAACAGTAGGTATGCAACAACTCTTATAATTGCCGTTCTTAGCATATTCAAATAACTGCCACTTAACCAGGCTAAAATGGCTGTTTACTGCTTCTGTCAAGGCTTCGTTCTTTGCTTTATCCAGTTCGTCAAGTAAATCAAGGATTTTCTCGGCATTAGCCTTATTCTGTTCAGAATCAATCCTTGTCTGCTTTAATTCTTCAAGTCGCTGTTCATCTGCTGCCGTATCAGACTTTGCAATCTGGCTTTCACATTCTGCTAACTGCTGCCTTAAAGCTGTTTCCTGTGACTTTAATTCTGCCTTAATCGCCGAAATATCATTAGCCTTGTGCATAGCTTCTTCTTTTTCTGCTATCTTCTGTTCAAGTGCCTTGTATTCCTCGGTGGCTGATATATCAATCTCCTGTGGAAGTTCTGATAACTGCTTTTCAAGGTCTGCAACTTCTTTTTCCAGCTTCTTCTGATTGGCAATATTGTCTTTGTTACATTCCTCTAACTTAGATATCATATCTCTTGCATTATCAATGTCTGCTTTAACTTCTAATCCATCCTTTTCAACCTTTGCCAGCCTATCAGCTTTTGTCTTTTCAAATGAACTTCTAAGGCTTTCAATTTCTTCTGTTGGCAGTTCTCTATGACAAGTAGGGCAAACTGCTGTATTCTCGTCAAACTTTTCTTCTTTAATCTTATTCCAAACATCAGCAAGTCTATTTCTTTCTCTTGTGCCACTCTCAATATCGTTCTGATAGCCGTATATTTCAGAATTATTCTTCTGAATAGTATCAGCTATGTTGAAAAGATAATCTTTCTTTTCAGAAATCTTGTTCTCAATCTCTCTTCTAGCCTTAACATTTTCTTCATTGGCTTTGCGTGACATATCACTAAGCTCAAACTTTAAGTTAAGAATATCCGAACTAGCCTTGTCATATTCAGCCATAAGCTTATCATTGTCGGTCTGTTTTGCTATGCAGTCCTCAATCTGTTCTTTAAGGCTGTTCTTCTGTAATTCAAGGTCAGATACTTCAATAGCCTGTTTAAGCTGCACATCACGCTCTTTCTCTTCAATCTGCCCTTTTAACTTTTCGGCATTATCATCAACATCTTTTTTGATTTCATTGTTCATAGCACGTATTTCTTCGCATGTGTATTTTTCAAGAAGTGGTACTAATTCAGCAAGTTCGCTTTTAGACTTTGCCATATCAAGGTCGGTTGTTTTCTTTGCTAAACTGAAAAGATATTCTCTCATTTCCTTTGGCTTCTGCGTAAGAAATACATTGATATTGCTACACATTTTTAAAATATTCATATTAACATCAAGATATTCATTGAATGCCTTTAATGTCTTTGGCACGCTATTGATGTAATATGAGTTAGTATCGCTTACAGTTGTCACAACAACGCCGTCCTTTACAGTTTCCCCATAAGTACGCTTCTGCACTTTCTTCATAGTTATTTCTTTTCCGTCAACATCAAGTGTAAGTTCAACGCTTGTGTCCATATCATCAACGGATTTTCCGTCAACTTCTCGTCTGACAACTGGATTATCCTTTAACTCATAATCACAGTTAAACAAGCACCACAAGTAAGCTGTGGCAATAGTCGACTTGCCCTTGCCATTCTTAGCCATAATCTTTGTAATGGCATAAAAATCAAATTCTGCGTGTGCGTAGCACATAAAGTTTTCAAGTATTACCTTTTTTAAAACTGCTCTTTCCATAAACATATCCTTTCCTTATTATATATTCATAACAAATACGCCATCTTCAACTTGGAAGTTATCAATTTCCCTATCCGCATAGGCTGAATACTTAGCTTCTTCAAATGAACCGTTAAAAACTGTTCCATGCAACGGTGTCCATATCTGGCATACCACATCTTCATCAATAGCCATACTTGCTAAATCTCTAACTGTAATATCGCTATGCATTAGCTTCGCCCTCCTCTGCGTAATCAATCCTGCTTACTGATACTTCATAAGCAACCCTTGTCTCAATCTCATTGTCACTTATCTTCTTAGCGTACTCTCTGCTCTGAAATCTTCCCTGAATCTGGATGTGTTCTCCAACTTCAAGTCCACCCGCAAATCTCGCATTTCTTCCCCATGCTATACATGGTATGTAATCTGATTTGCCATATGGTCTGTTTACTGCCACTAAGATATCCGCAATCTCTCTGCCCTTTGGAGTACATCTGTATATAGGTGGTTTACAGATATGAGCGTCAAGTATAACTGTATTAATATTTTCCTCAAACGGTAGTTCGGTTACGTCCTGTGCCAGTATTTCAAGTTCTCTTGCAAATACCGATAAAATCAGCTTGCACTTCACATCATCAACATGCCGGTTGAAGCTCCTTATCTGCCCTAAAACTGTGACAACCTGTCCTACCTTGATTTCTTTGATATCAACAAGTCTGTCCGATATCATTACTGGTAATGTATCCTTGTTACCGCTTGTTCTTGAACACTTGAGCATGAAGATGTAAAACCCTTCACCAAGTACTTCATGTGAGTACTCTGGCTCTTTCTCAACTACTCCTGCTAATGTGATATTATTGTTATTAATTGCATTTTCCATTTCTTTCTCTCCTTACTTCAATATGTAACTTCCTATTGGTATTTTATCCATTCTTTCAATCAGATGGATTTTGCAGCTGAAAGTATAGAATTTTCTAAAATCCTTTTCCTTTATAGCTCTTTGTCTGTTTCTGTTCAGCTTAATAATTCTTTTTATGCTACTCATTGGCATTCTCCTTACATCTGTAATACATCGTTGTTATAACCCCTCTTGCTGTGAGACAGTCATAATTCTTCCATGCTGATAAATCATGGTTAGCTGATTTAATTGCTGTTCTAATTGACCTTTCAACAGCACATCTTGACTTGCCTACTGTACTGGCAATGCTATTGTAAATTTCTTCCATTGTTATAGAAGAATTGAACCGTTTAACAGCTTCAATTATGTAGATGTAACCTCTTTTATTAGAAAGAATTCCCAGGTTGAACATTTCTTCTCTTATCCTTGCTTCCATAAACACTCCTTACTTGTAGCAAAAGTACATGTTCTGCACTTTCTTATAAACACCGCTACCTTGCTTAAATTCAGCTTGATACAACACATTGCTAGGTATGTCATATCCGCTTATTAATAATTCTTCTGCTATTCTCCAACACCTTTCTGTTGGTTCTTTATAGAATCCGCTGTTTTTAAGTTCTGTACATTGATATTGCCCTGACTGATAGATAACTTCTTCAATGCTGTTAGGGAAATACTCACTTTGTACTCGGTTCAAAACAACGGCTCCTGCAAGATATAGCATTTCATCATCGTTGCATGTCGCTCCGCATTCACCCATCAGCAAATGTGCCATGAGCGATAACTCATATTCATCAACACTTATCTCTCCAGTTTCAACCTTATAATCAACATGTGAGTTGTAGCATTCACTTAACACTGCACTCTGCTGATTAATCTTAGCTTGCGGCTGTACCGGTCTTAGAATCAACGCTATAAGGCTGATTCCTGCCAGTGTTGCGGATATGTTAATTATCTTTTCTTTCATATCTTCTCCTACATGTTTGTATCATGTACCACTTCGGCAAGTGCTATTGGCAACAAATAGGTGTCGATGAATTCGTGTACATCAGCCAAGTATTTTCTTTTAATACTCTTGTATGTCGCCACGCACCCGAATTCGCGTTTTAACTGCTTGTATATATCAGAATATACTGAACCGCGAATACCACCGTCTTTGTACGCATTGCTGTCCTTTCCGCCAAGTACTTCAATTCCTTTCTTTCTAACATGTTTCTGCACTTCTTCAATCTCACAGCCGTAAAGCGGAGTTTCTTCTTCGATACTGGTTATCTTATCTTCAACCTTATCAACTCTCTCTGTGAGTTCTGTGTTTCCCTGTGCCAATAATCTAATCTGTTCAGATGTTGTCAAAGGCTTACTGTAACTTCCTGTCTTTCTGATTGACGGAAGAACTTCTGATGTAACCCATTCTGTAAATCTCTCTGCACTTTCTTTACGGCTCTGAAAGATTGTCTTGTAAAGGTTACTCTCATTAATAAATGTAGCTCCCTGTTCTCTGCCTAATCTGTCGGTGACCTTACTTGTAGTAACCCCATCTGTTTTAAGCCTTGCCTTAACTCTGCTTACCTGTTCAAGTTCCAATGCTTTGCATACATCAGCCAGACAAAACATAGGTTCATCATCTTTAGTAATGGTTCGGATTTCTCCAAACTCTGAATTGCTAAAAATCTGTAGCTCCATAAACATTCCTTTCTAAATAATGTGTGATATATTCCTTTTAAGGTGCATTTAAGCGATTCTGCTCATTCCTATCTGCTGTAACTTGTAGAACTTTATATTTATTGATACAATAGAGAAGTGATGGTAGACACTTTCCGAAAGGAGATTGTATGGATACTGTCATAGCATTGTGTATATCAGTGGTCGGCTCATACTTCTGTGGTTTAGACTTCTGTACCCTGTATACTCTTATTTCTATATCAATAGAATTAAATAAATATGCTAAAGACAAAACTGCCAATCGGTAGGTAATTCACACTTGATACGAACAGGGCGCTATCCCTGTCAAAAAGAACTAATGATGTTTGAATAAAAGTTTGCAACTATTTACCGCTACCATCACTTTTCTATTGTATCAATATCAAAAATTCTAATCTGTTTGTACTTTGTGCTATAATTCTCTTATTCTATTAGGAAAAGAGGTGTAAATATGTTTCTAAAATTTCAAATAACTTGTACTTGCCACAATAGATATACTGTTAATGAAAGTGTATCTGCCGACAAGATTATTTGTCCTAACTGTGGTCTTGAATATCCTTACTCTGACAAAGCATTATCTATACTCAAGACTGCTAAAGAAATACCTGACAATACATCTTTTGAAGAATGTTGTATTAAGGCTATTTCTGAATTTGAAGATATGAAGAATTGTCAAGAATAATCTTCATATAATCTAAAAACCCTTTGGCTTCTAAAACGGATAAGTTATGTTGGGCAATTAATGCTTTCGTGTCAGCAATCAATTCGCTTATATCTTGTCCGTTGCAGTGAAGCCTTTCATAGAAGCAACTTCCCTCTATCGTTTTTGTCATTTCATTTTGGATAGCTTTTCTTGTGACTTCTGCCATTCTTACTCCTTTCTGTCATTGTTACATTCCTTATCACTTTTTTCTGCCATATTCTCGACCTTGCCAAGAATATAACCCTTGTCAAAATCTGACATCTTAGGAATTGCTTCTTTTAACTTCTCAACTACTTCTTTTTCCTTTTCACTCATTCAATTCACTTCCTTTCTGTGATATAATCCTCTTATTCTAAATAGGAAAAGAGGTGAAAAATATAGATAGCAAGCAACTTGCTGACCGATACGCTATTGCTAAGTTGTTGGGTTATCAAGACAGTGTTGAACAATTCAAAATTGAGTACCGCAAATACTATGATGAATTTATGTCTACTATTGATAACAAACCAGCTAAGGTAGAAGTTATATCTAATCCTTTTCGTTAAAGCTTTATAGCGTTCAATGCGTTGGTGAGAGAATCGAGTATTTTACATTCACTTTGTAATGCTTCGTTTTTCTCACCATTTACCGCATTGTAGGCAAGTCCAAGCGCAAACCATTCAACATAATCTCTTAGTGTCCGTTCCTCATCATCTCCGCTTATAGAAAAAGGTCCTGTCATTTTTTCATCTCCTTTCTGTTCATTTGATGTACATACAATAGCACATTAAATATACATTGTCAATGCTTTTTGTTGACTTAATGTACATTTTATGTTATTATACTTTTCAAGAAAGGAGGAACTACTTATGAATGAGAGAATTAAAAAAATCAGAAATAGCTTGAATATAAGTCAAACTGATTTTGCTCAAAAACTATCTGTATCCCGTTCTGCTGTTTGTAAAATGGAAAGCGGAGAAAATTATCCGTCAGAACAGACTATAAAACTGATATGTAGGGAATTTTCCGTTAATGAAGATTGGTTACGGACAGGCGATGGCGAAATGTTTATAGAGAAATCCAAAGATGAACAGATTGCTGAAATGCTTGGAGATATTCAAAGAAGCGGTGAAGACAATTTCAGACATAGGCTTGTATCTGCGTTGTCTAAGCTAAATAAAGAAGATTGGGAAAGTTTGGAAAAACTGATTGACTTGATAAATGAGAGATAGTAAATTTGTTAAGCCGAGAATAAGCAAAGACCGAGAAAAAATCTCGGTCTTTTTCTTTTACCTTAAAAGTGTTTTAATGTAGCTGTATATTGTTTTTAGCCAATGATTATTATTACAATTATTGATTAGTTCAATTATCTTCTGTTTATATTCCTCATTCTCCATATATCCCCCTTATTGCACGATATAACGCTGGTAGCGATGGTGTTATTATAGAACATCTGTTCTTGCATGTCAACCTACCCCCAGTAGATTAACAGTTTTCAGCGACAGTACCGCCAACGCCAATCAAACGGCACTGTCTAGCCGAAACTTGAAGATTCTGCCCGAACTCTCTCGGACAATTATTATTATAAATACTGATAATGTAAAAATCAACTTAAAGATATCGCAAGTTTCGACAACATTCGACAAATTATGCATATTGTGATATGATTAGTAAAATTAAATTTAAGGGGATTTATCTATGAAAAAGAGAATTGTAAGTATTATGCTTGTTATGTGCTTATTGAGCCTTGTAGCGTGTCAGAATGGTGCTTCTGATAATAATGTTGAAAGTACCAGTGAAGTTCAGACAGAACAAGAAACATTATTATCAAGAGATAAGAGTGCATATCCTGATGATATAACTGTTGAAATGCTCAAGCGTACACCTAATAAGTATATTGATAAAGAATTCAAGTTGACAGGCAATATTGTAGCAGAATTAAAATATGATGGGGAGGTCGAAGATAAAGACGGAAATACGCATACTGGTGAAGAATCCAGTGAATATATTGCTTGCTATTATTTAGCTGTTAATGGCAATAATGATGATACTGTTGTTTTGACATATTATAGAGACGATTTTGATTATAATTTGCTTGTTGGCGATAATGTGACAATGTATGGAACACTTCTTGAGGGTGGTATGGAATTTAAGAAAACAAACGGAACAATAACAACCATTCCTGCTGTTATAGCTGTTATGATAGATTTGAATAATTAAAATATTACCGGGAGCATTGCACTCCCGGTATTTTTATTAAGGTTAGACTAATTCACAATCAGCTACATTGACCGCTGCGAATAATTCTCCGCCATGTGCAAGCACAACCCTGTCTCCACTTCTTTCTGATACTGTGTATTCATCAAACCAAGCCTTAATAGGTGTGCCGTCATAATCAGTATTGCCGACAAATCTCACTGTGCTACCCTCTTCAATATCTCCGCTAAACGGAATATCTGTAGGTGTATCATCAGAACTTGCACCGCCGACAAATTCAAGATTAGCAATATTGACAGCGGCTGTGATTGTTGTGCCAATACCTATAACAATTCTGTCTCCGTCCTCTTCAATTACATCATATTCATCATAATATGTCGCAAATCTAACACCGTCATAATCAATGTTATCAAGCACTCTGACTTTCTTACCGTCGCCGCGATTTACTGTATCTGTGTTGATATCATTGTCATTGTCATAAATGCACTTAACAAGGCTGATGTTATCCTCGTCAATAGCAGCAGTAGTTACGCCGTCAACACCGATAACAACTCTTCTGCCACTGGCTGATAAGACACTGTACTCATCATAGTAAGTGCTGAATGGCTCGCCATTATCGTACTGAATAGCGTTAATAACCTTAACTGTATCACCCTTATGGTATTTAGTGTCTGGTACTGGCTCATAGTCTGGCACTGTGATTTCTTCAACGACATGGTCTGTGCAATAATCAGTGTAACAATAGTTCTGGTCTACTGTCTGTCCGTTAATCTGTGTGTCTCTAAGATAATTAACACTTCCACCGAATTGCCACATATCATAACCAACAGCAATTCTAGGTTCTGCATCTGAATACTTTGCTACCCAAACGGCATAACCAGCTTCTTTTACTCTTGAAATGTCTACATAATTGTTAATGCAGTTCTCGTATGAGTATAAGCCGACATTCTTATATCCTGCATTTCTCATTTCATCAAGGAATGCCATAATAACATCTGTAAGGTCGTTACCAGTAACCATGTCTGCTTCAACATCATAGAATACTGGATAGCAGAATGATTTACCTGCTAAAAGCTGTGCAAAATATCTAGCTTCATTTACAGCTTCATCAGCACTTAATGCGTTACCAAAGAAATAGGCTCCTTTGTGGATTCCTGCACTTTCCAACTTATTGTAACTGTTTTCAAATTCTCTATCTTCGTACAAGCCATCATCAGCACCGCCTGCCTTGATAATGGCAAAGTCTACACCCTCATTTTCCTTTGCGCCTATAAAATCAAAGTTTCCCTGCCACCTTGATGTGTCAATTCCGAATAATTTACTCATAAATTTACCTCCTAAATTTAGAAAAATGTGTATCAAAAAAGCACCCCAGTGTTTCCACTAAGGTGCTTTTTTGCGAATATTATATTGTTAATGTTATGTGGCACTGCCAACCTTGTGAATTGCTTCTTGCAGTTCGTCATGTTCGATAAGGAAATACCTTACATCTTCTTTTGTAATTTTTATCAATACCTTATGTCTTATTTTCATTCTACAACTAAACAGTGATAATATTAAATACAACGGTGCAATTACTAGGGCAGTATCCAAAACCTAACTAAATATAAGTGAGCCTGTAATATAATCACCCTTTTGAAATTCGCTTGTAGCCCATGCGCCTTTCTTCCCATCTTTCGTATAGTATCTTGCAAAGGAATAATGTTGGCTTGCAGAGCTATATAACAATGTTGTTCCATAGCCTATCGACTTTGCTCGAACTACACCTGTGGCATCATAAGGAATATAATTGCTTTCCAATATTTTATTAAAGTTAGTAATACCCATATTTTCAAGAACTGTTTCTATGTCATAATATCCTGTAAAATTATTCTGCGCAGAATCTGGGGTTTCAATTTTTGAAGCAAAGTATAAAATCCCTGTTTTGGTAGATTTATTATAATAGCAATAATTATAGCCATAACCTTCAAGAGTACCATTTATACTTGCAATATTTTTGCAAAAAGAGTTTTTAACGTCAATATTGCTGTTTAATTGTGTAATCTCGTCACGAATATTGCTAATCATGTCATTGTTATTCTTAATTCCTGCGTCCATTATATTTAAGTTTGCTGCACTAAGCGGAGTACTTTTGCTTGGCGATTGTTGCCAGTTTACACGGCTGTACGAAAGAAATCCAGTTAAGCTCATAATTTACCTCCTAAAAAATAAGAGTGCAGGCTTAAACCCACACTCTCTGATGATTTACTCTGTTATTGTATCTGCTGTATTCAAATCAACTGTCTGCTGTTCACTCTTTAACAGCTTATTAACTTCCGATTTAAAATTCTCATAATCATTATCACATTGTGTCTGATTTGCAAGGTATAATTCCTTGTTAGTGATTGTCTGACTAATTGTCAATGAACCAGTTTCTGGTACAGCCGCATACATTGTCATAGCTGATTGACCATTAATTACTGATGTTCCGCTTAAATTTGTTGTCTTTGTTATACTTAACATATTGCTTTCCTTTCTACCGCTGTGCGGATTTATATACCTAATTTTTGCTTAATCCACTCCGACAGTTCAACCCATGCACCGCCAGAACTTATATAATAATATCCATACACATAACAATCTCCCTGATTTAACATTAAAGACTTATCTCTTAATTCAGATATACTATTTCCGCTTTTATCCAAAATTGCGAAGCCATCTGCATCCATAAATGATTCATATTCATCTGATGTATAACTTATTTGATAAGGAGACATTTTAGCGTGCCTACTGCCATAATTTAGCTTAATTGCAGATGTGCTCAATGTACTTGTGTTAATGTCTATATCTCCTCCGGTAATATGAGCTGATTTTGCATACAAGCTACCATCATGTCCTACCTTAAACACAGAATTTTCTGGTGTATCAGAACCAGCCCAAAACGCCCAAGCATATCCGCTTTTACTACTTATTCCAACTTGTTCACCCACTAAAGTATAATCATTAATTGTGTATCCGCCTATTGTGCTACCTTTAGCATTTAATTTTTTACATGTGATTGTTCCATCTGCTGAAATAGTAGTATTAGTAGATGTAAGCGTGAACAGATTACCATTGATATTAACAGACTTATTACCACTAATATTAATTGTTCCACTTGCATTAAGTGTTATATCATCTGCAATAGCTTCAATTGCAGATTTAAGTTCCCCTGTCGTTGGGTCTTTCTTAATGTATGCTTCAAGGCTTGCTGTTGTAGCATAATTGTTAAACTTAACATCAATATCTTCTGATGCTGGAGAATAATCTGTAGCTTTTGTACCCTTTTCTATTTTTAGCTTGTTTGTATCTACATGTGCAAAGCTAAAACGCATATATGCAGCATTAGAAGGAACTGGCAGAGAACCTCTTACTCCAGTAGATTTATCTGCTACTCCGCTGATAAACTTTTTATTGCTGTCATAAAAACAAGTAGCCGGTGCATTACCCAGATTGGTCCATCCACTCGCTACATAGTTTTTCCACTTAGACACATCTATGTAGTCCGTCAAATCCCAATAGTTACCGCCATCTGTTATTATGCCAGTGGCTGTTATATACTTATTAGGAGTTACAGTGCTTTTTATGAATCTATTGACTCCACCAATTTGTAGATTATTAATATCATTTTTAGTTGCATAGGTGCCAGATACTTCTAGCTTAATACTATTACTTTCCTTAGTTATTGCTTGTGTTATAGCGTTGTTCATAGCTTCTGTAGTGCTATAGCCTGTAAGAGCATTCTTTGTTACATAAGTTGTAGAAATTTCACTCTTAATACTATTGCTCTCTGCACTAATTGCCTGTGTAATAGCATTATTAACTTGTACAGTGGTGCTATAGTTGTCTCTTATATCAATCTGTGTCTTATTTAATTCAGAGCTGATTGTATTAAGGTTCACCTTTAACGCGGCATTTTGATTAAGAAGATAAGCGATTTCGGTTGAAGATATTTCTTTCCAACCGTGCGTTCCGTCTATTTTTTTAATCCAACGCCACGCTCTGTTCTGTGCTTCCCAATACGCTATAATGCCTACATAATTATCATATTCTGCTTCTGTGTATTCCCATGTGCTATCACTAGGGTATCTATCATCGCTTGGATATATAGGTACACTCCACTCATTAGCTGGATAATTATCCTTAGTCGGCTCGTATGTCACCTGATATACCTTGAAATCATCGTTGAGTTGCTTGTAAACATCTCCTATTTGCACACCGAAGCTATCAAGCGTACTTGTAACTGTATTGAATTTGCTTTCGATAGACTCTCCATTGCGAATATCAGTCCACCACAACTTTTGGTCAATAAAATCTTTAGATTGCTTAATAGCCGAACCCCATAATGTAGAATTGCCGCCAACGGTTGTCTGAATACTCTTAAATACGCTATCAAGGGTTTGCTGTTCACTATCAACATATATCTTCGTTGAATTAAGCGTGTGTGAACCATCATTGTTGATAACATTGAACAGCGATTCTATATTTAACTTGCTTGCGGCAATATCAGCATTATCCTTAACCATATCATCACGGATAACTTGTCGTTGAATACCTTTGTCTGTTAATCCAATAGCGTCAAACATCAAATTGCCTGATTTATCCCAGATATACATGTTGTAATCTGAATTAGCGTCTTTACCTATCTGAACCCTAACCCTATTGCTGTCAGATATTTGAATTGTATTGTCTTTCCACTGTGACTTGCCATCTTCGCTGTGAACAAGTACATTAGTAGTATTAATGTCAAGTGCTGTGATTTTGCTTGCGTCAAGACTATCAATCATTGCTGACTTAATCTGCGCTTCTCCCAAAACAGCAATAACAGAATTAGAGAAATCCGTTGTTATTGTTGTTCCTGTTGCTGAACCGAATATTAATGTCTTGATATCAGCTACATTTGCGTCAAGTATGCCAACTTTCTCATAGTCTACTTTAAGATTTGCAATATCCGCATTAACAGCCTTAAGGCTTTCCACATTAGCATTAATGATATCTGCATATGTTGCATCTAATTTATTTGTTTTAAGGTTATCAATATCAGCATTAACAGCCTTTAAGGTTTCAATGCTTGCGTATCTGATATCAGCTTCATCAACAGATAGTTTATTGATAAGTGCTTTATTTACAAGTATCAAGTCGGCATAGTACCGTTCCATCTGCTTAGTAATAGGTCCAGAAGCAACGCTTGTATTCTCCGTGTCAGATTGACCTATAGATGTAACAGTATCTATAAGTCCGCCGTCACATTCGTGCGTAATCTGCATTATAGGCACTTTGTAATCAACGCCACCTTTGTTGACAGTTATAATGTCGCCAACTTCTAGTCGGTAGTCACCGACAAACTTAACTGTAAGCGGTCTAAATGTAAAACCACCTATCTTTTTATAGACTTCATCAAGAATTGCCTGCGTCATAAACGGATTGGCAAAACTAAGTCCTGTCGCTCCGTCACCAGAAGTAATCTGACTTTGTTCTGTAGAACCGCTTTTGGTATTATTACATGTCAGCTTCTGTATAATAAAATCTTTACTCGTTGTGAATGTAACGCCTTGCTGATAATACTTATGCCCGTCAAGTACATAGCCGCTATCCTTATACCACCTTAATTCAAGGTTGCCGTCAGAATTAATTATCGCATTACAGCCTTGTAGCATAGCCATATAGCCAATAATTTCTCTATAGGTGTAACCCTCTGGCTTATCACTAATAGTGTGTTCTGTAGCTATATTCGTTGCTAAAGATATGCCTAACTTACCGCATATCTCATTAAGAATATCCTTATCCGTGCTTGGGAATGTCATATCAGAGAAATAAGGCATATCAGCCTTGTACATTCTGTCGTATGCTTCGTAGCTTGTGTATTCTCCGTCACTTGTCTGCTTAGTAACTGTAAATATTCCCAACTTAATATAGTTAATTTCTTTGCCAACCTTAACGCCCTCAAATATTGCAATTTCCTTATTTTCAAGGCTTACTGTTGGCATATAAATAGAAAAGGTAACACTGCTACTGCAAGTGTTACCTATCGTAATTTCATTGTTGGGATTTATTATGTTTTGAAACTCGAAATTGTTAAGTGTTTCAGTATGTTCTTCTCCATCAACAACATACTTAGAATAGTATCTTGCACTATTTCCCTTAACAATTTCCGTCATAGCTGTGTCTAATATCTTCATTCTACACCGCCTTTATTGATTAATTAATGGCTTATCATAAACTCGATTGAGTATAATTTAGCTGGTGTAATTTCTTCGCATTTGTCGAATGCGTCCATAGGAAGCATTGTCATGTCAGGCACTTCAATCTCTTGCTCATTGATTTCCTGCAATTCTTCCTGTAACTTCTTTAAGTTCTCTGATGTAATCTGATACTGATTATCGTTGATAACTGGATTGCCGTTGTCGTCCTTATCTGCATACTTGACCTTAGTATCTTCTATGGTCTGTAGCGTTGTTTTGTACAGTTCTTCCAATGCCTTAATATTGCACATAACAGCCATAGCAATTCTGCCTGTAGTCTTGTCGTGCGATATGTTACTTAAGCTCTGAAATCTGTCTATTAACTCACTTGTTTTTAGTTTCATGTGGAACTCTCCTTTATTTCTGGATTAAACTTAATTTTGCTCCGACTATAAGTCCATCCTCATTCTTTGCCCTTGTGAGATACGGATAAGTCACATCTCCTGTGTATATTGTCATTTCCTTTTGTGTGCCACCTAAGAATAAGACTTGTGCCGTTGGGAATGGGTTATCTACGTCGCTTACTACATTATCAAGCAATAGTGCTTGCTCACCTGTTAATGGTGGCAATTGAAGCTCCACTTTGTCTTTGATATCCACGATTGTGCCAACCATTTCCCCATAATCGTTTCTTCCTGTATTCTTAGACCATATCTTATTTCTACTGTATGTGTAGCCGTTATACGCTACCGGGAATCTAACCCCCTCAATCACAACTGCGTCAATCAATCATACCACCCCTTTCAAGGCATCAAAAAAGGAATGCACCATTTCTGATACATTCCTTAATATTTCTATTGCGTTAATTCAATTAGTGTTATATAATATCTGTGCTGCTTGTTTAAGTGGTATTGTGACTTTTGGCTGTCAGTTGTCGGGCTGACAGCCTTTTGTTTACCAAAAAATCAGCCCACATCTGTTACACACAAACCTATGTTGTGAATAAGTTCCGCCCTGTTGCTTAATCTTCTCTTTCTTATTAACCAGTGTAAACGGTCTTAAAGGATTCAGATTAACAGTATATCTTGTTTTGGATTTCTGCGGTACAGTTGTTGTAATCTGCGTGTGAGAACAATCCCAACTACTACATCTTGGACAATATACTTCAACCAATCCGTTTTCCGTCACTCTGCACACTCCTTTAAAGTTAGGATTTAGTGGGCTTTGAATTTGTGGTTGCTGTTTCTTCTTCACTCCTATTGCTTCTAGCATTTCGTTTAGTTCTTTTTTTACTGACATACATATTTCCTCTACTGTAATTCTAATGTTAATTTCATAAGTTTTTTATCATCTCCCAGTGGCGTTACTTCTAAATCAACATTACTTTTATCTTCTAGTATATATATCCTTGCAACTGTAATATTTGTATCTGTCTGTAATTCTCTTGCAATATTATTGTATTCGTCAATGTCAAAACTAACTAACGGATAGTCGAGTTCTTTGCCGTTCTGAAAACATGTAACATTATAATTATATGCAAAGGCTGTGTTATCTTCTGAATTGTTTGCAAAGTCAAAATAAACAACAAGAACTTCTCTGTCATTGCTATCTGTAATTACATCATGCTTAAGATATTTAAGCGTTGTATTATCATATGTAATTGTATCTGTGTTCTGTTCTGTTGTAGCAGCTTGTTTAGTGACATTTATGCCGTCTGCATTGTTATTATTTCCATTTCTGTCAATTACTACTATTAACATTAATATCGAAAATATAATTGCAAAATAAGAACCTAAATGCCTTTGTGATCTATTCCCTTTGCTTTTAGTCAAATCCACAATAGCTAATATAAGTGCTACTGGAATTGTAAAAGTAAAAAGTGCCATAACCGCTGCCACTATGCTAAGTTTACTATCTTTCTTTTTCTGTTTCTTATCTCCCATATTGCGTTACCCCTTTGCTTTTTATATATAGTAAAAGAATAACACAATACTTTTATCTTATCAATACGGAAAGGCTGCTTGACCTGTCATATTAGTGTAGTTATTAGCTTTATCTTGTACCATTGTAAATAGCTTATCTGCGTCGCCTTGTAGCGTTACATTGATATTATTGCTACTTTCTGCCATAGCCGCCCTAACAGCATTGTAAACTGCCGGATAAACCGCATTAGCAATACCTTGTGTAATTTCCTGTTGGTTAGCTACCGCCGTTCTTCCATCCATAGTACCAACCATTTCGGGTCCGACTTCGTTTGCGACAAATAACTGTCCTTTGCCCGGGAATCCGCCGTTTGCATACCAATCAATACTGACTTTTGGCACTTTAGGCGGTGCAAGACTAAACTCTCCGTCAATCTTAAAGTGCGGTGTATCAATGTGTGGAAATTCAAGTCCTAAATCATTCCACCACTGCTTAAAGCTGTTCCAAGCGTTCTGTATCTTAGTTTTAAAATCTTCGATAGCCACAGAAATGCGTTGAAGTGCCGGTTTGCTATCCCACCAATCTACAACATCATCCCACTTCCCTTGAATGCCTTTTTTAATTCCGTCGGCTAAGTTTTCCCATTTCTCCTTAGTAAACCATGGCATTACATCATTGCTCCACCAAGAAACAATTGCAAGGCTGTTCCACCAATCAACGATTGAACCCCATTTTTCTTGTATTCCTAATTTCATTCCATCAACAGCGTCAACCCATGTTTCTTTTTCAAACCAAGGCGTAACATCATTATTCCACCAATTTACGATTGCTGTATTATTCCACCAATCTGTAATTTCATTCCATTTTTCTTGTGCAGCTATTTTTATATTTTCTATGCCATCTTTTGCTTTTTTTACATATTTACTATCATCTATGCTTGCTGAAAATTCCGTAATAAATTTAAGTGTAAGAATTCCGCCCGGAATAACCAAAGAAGCCAAAATTCCTGCAATTCCCCATTTGTCGTATATCTCCTGGTAAGCACCCCATATTAATTTTATTGCTGATACTCCTAAGTCAATTGCTAGGTCCGAAATTTTTACAGTTATTTTTCCTAAATCTATACCTTCAATAAACTTTATTATATTTCTTCCTAATTGTTCCCAATCAACAGAACTAACAAATCCATCTGCAAAATCCAAAACATTGCAAATAGCTTCTGTAATTGCTTCTCCTGTTTTTTTCCAAGGAAAAGCATTTATCCCTTTGTTTATTTGTTTGCCTGCGTAAGTACCTATTCCGTACCAGTCGCCTTTTTTTATAGCTTCCTCTATTCTGTCAGCCCAGGCAACTGCCGAATTCTCCATATTAGCAAACGCCTTATTCCACGCCGCTTCATATTCTGCCGCCGCCTTAGCAATATCGTCTGTCAAATCAATAGTGCTACCACCGCCACCACCACTTGAACCCTTGCTTGAGCTTGTATCGTCTTGTAATTTATTTATTTCATCAAATCCCATAAGGGATAATGTAGCTTTCTTAGCAGAATCAGCTACATCTTGATAGCCGTTTGAAATATCTTCCAGTCCGTCAGAAGTATCTTTGTATCCGCTTTGTCCGAAGCTCTCAAAGTCAATCTTTACGCCCATTAAAGAAGCAAGACCAACTAATAATCTTTTGATTGCAATAGCTACTCCGTTTACTATTGGCATAACCTTTGAAAGAATTGGGATAAATAGCTGTCCCGCTACCATTCCTACCTCTTTCATATTGTTGCTGAACTGGCGTAACATATTTGATGGGCTGTTGATAGTGTTTGCTAAATCACCCCAAGATACTTTTGATTGATCTAATATTGCTAACACTCTTAACTGTTGTTTTTCCATCTGTGTCATTTCTGATACAGACTTAGAAATGCCTAAGTTATAAGCATATGTCGCTAATGTAGCATTAGTAATATCAATACCATATTTGTACAATGCCCTTGATTGACCGATTAAGCCACTTTGTAAGTTCTGTGCTACTGTTGAATAGTCCACATTAAAAAGTGAGCTTATATCGCCTGCAAGCATTGTCATTGACTTTGTTATAGCCGTTGTTGCTTCGCCTGTCTGTCCTAATGAGTTAGTAACAGAAGCTAACTGTGAAGCGTACTGCGTTATCTCTTGTATGTTAAGTCCTAAGTTCTTTGCTCCGCTTTCTTCAAGCAAACCGCCTTGAACATTAACTTTTAAACCAGATAGTTTTCCAAGAGTATCATTTACTCTGTTCTGAAAACTTTCTGCGTATGCCGTAGCGTTATCATATCCGTACTTTTCATAATCCTTATCCCATTCTGAACCGATTTTACCAAACGCAACTGCTTGATAGTTGAACGCCTCAATGTAATCTGTTGTTGACTTGATAGCTTCTATAAGTTTCTTACTGCCACGAATTACCATAAAATAAGTGGCATAAAACTTACCTATTGCACTTGCCAAGTTCCAACTGCTTTTAGTTGCTGTTCTAGCACTCGTAGAAACGCCATATAGCGTTCTTTGTAGTGAAGTAGAAGAAGTACCCACCTTTGAACCTTGACTTGCTAAATTAGCTAATGCGTTAGTCATTTGAATAACATTTTGGCTCACTGTTGGTGCTCTTGATAGCGTTGTCATTAAGCCATTTAAAGCATTGCCTAGCTTTGGAATGTTTACAACGGCGTTTTCTATGCTCTTACTGCCTAGCTTACCAAGTGACTTTGCAAATTCTGTGACTTGTGTTGCATTTTGTGGAATAGCTGATATGCTTGCAACTGCCTTTGTGACAGCTTGAAGTGATGTAGCTGTGTTAGTTAGTGCAACCGAATCAACAGAACCTATCTTTGTGATATTCTTAGCAAGCCTTGTAAAATCTGCTGTTCCTGCGTTCATATTCTGCATAGCAGAGCCTAACTGACTAACACCACTCGCAAGGCTACTTAGTGATGAGCCATTTGCAGTTGCAAGTGATGTTGACAGCCTTGTAAGATGTTCTATTAGTGTATCAACAGAATCAATAGCTTTCTTGGCAGTACCGGTAATTTTGACTTCTAATGAATCTAATTCCACGCTTATACCTCCGGCTTATCATTTTTAGGGTGTGTTAAATCCCAGTTTGCTTTGCGTATTTTCATATTCAAGACAAACTCTTCTCTCTTTCTTTGTATTTCATCTTCACTGTTCTCTTTTTTGTTAATATTGCTGTAAATAGGCTTATCCGGGTATTCAAGCTCGCCTTTACCCCAAGCGCCACTTCTAACACCTATCTTGATTGCCGGGAGTATGTAACTACCTATTGCAAGCCATATATCTGAATCCATTCGTTGTCTTTCAAGTTTTTTACCCTCTACAACAGCCCATAGTTTTTTAGGTGTCATTTTTAGAAAGTCTGAATAACTAACGCCTAGCGAACTGGCTAAGACAAAGTATTCTTCCCAGATTATTTTGTGGAAGTCTGCTTCTTTAAGTGGTCTTGTGGAACTACTGTCGGCTTCTTCTGCTCCTGTGCCGCTTCTTCCACATTGTTCGCCATTTCCTCTAACATCGTCGTTATTCCGCTCAACTCGAAAAAACCATCATCTTCCATCGCTTTCTTAATTTCTTCAAACAATGTTCTGTATCCGTAACTCTTATCTGTTTTTCTCTTCTCTGTAATATATGCTCTAGTGAGTTCCTTTGCTTCGTCCATAGTTACAGGGTTATTGTCAATACAGCCTGCATAAATGGCTAAAATGCAAATCTCTGGCACATCTGCTGTCATATTTGCTAATCCGTCAAAAGAAGCCTGTGCAACACTTTTATCTGTCTGTGCAAGTAAGTAAGAACCATTAACAACAGAAAACATTTTCTGTACTATCTCTTTGCACTCTGCTGCGCCAAAAGAGAACTCAACTTTGTATTCTTTTCCATTTACATTAATATTCATCATAATTTACCCTTTCCCACCCTATCGTCCATATAGGGAAAGGTGCGGATTTTACACCACACCTACCTTTTTAATTGATTATTCTGTTACATCATCAAGATATGATGTGTAGTCGGCTGTTTTGGCGTTTTCTACGCTATCCGACACAGCCTTTTTAGATTTAGTCGAATAGCTTATAATTCCCCCGATGTTGGGACAACTGCTGTATCTGTTCCTACCATATCCTCAATAATAAGGTTGATAGCCATTGTAAGAAGTCCGTTCTGCTCCTTACTTGTGATTGGTAACTTTGATGGTGGTTGTGCCACAAAAAACTCCGCGTCTGTTATGCCCGGAGTAATTTCCTGAAACCACATTCTCTTACCGCCTGTTAATCCATTGTATGCTGTAATAAGAGTTTTCCATTCTTCAATAGTTGCGTCTGTCTTATTAACTGTTACCGCAACTGTATCTGTAACTGTATCTCTACCTGCAATGTTTCTTGTCTGCTTATCTTCAAGTGCCGAAGCATCTATTGCTTCTGGTGTTACTGTAATTTCATCAATAGAGTTAATTCTTGTGAGTAACTTGAATGATGTCGGCTTTGTGCCTGCTGTTGTTTCAACTCCATAAGAGAAAGTAACGCCCAGTGTACTTAATCCTGCTACTGCATCTGCCATTTAATCTACCTCCTAAAAATTTGCAAAAAAATAAGAGCATTTCTGCTCTTTGTTACAATAATCTGTCATTTGCCGCTATCATTCGTCTAAATCTAGCGGTACTCTTATGCACTTTATTGCTGATTGAGAACTCTGGCATTGATGTGCCTTGAAATCTCATTGCCTTGAATGTATCTGTAATTACTGCCATAACCTTACGACAATCAGACTTGCTTGTGTTAGTGGTAACATCCACTTGAAATGTCGCTAACAATGCGTTAATTGTCTGTCCGTCAAGCGTTTGTCCTTGTTCTACTGCTGGCAGTAAATGAATGTATACTGTTGGGAATACTGCTTGACCGCTGTTTTCCCCCTCATTAGTTATGACTATCTTTGGATATGTTTTCTTTAGTTGCGTTAGGGTTTTAGCCTTGACAAGTGCTGTGACTGTATTCTCAAGGTCTATCGCCCAATCGTTTGCATTTGCCATTAACTAAACACCTCTCTTGCTATCTGCTTATACTGATTAATAATCTCTATTGTAGCGTTATACATAGGCATTGTAGCTTTAATGCCGTGTGTGTAGTGCCATTGATTGTCATTACCTAAGTAGTACCAACCATCGCTGAATGCGTGGATTTGTCCTGGATATGTTCCTACGCCCAAGCCGAAATCATTAGCCTTTGGGTTCTCGTTGCCACTGTTGTAATAAATACCAGCGCCAAATTCAATCGCTAACAGTGTGTAAAACGGCTCTCTATCTTCTACTTCAACAGTTTTACCGGTAGCAATTAAAATAGCTTGGTAGCCATCTTGAATAGGCTTTCTGTCAACTCTCAATGTTACTGTCCTACCTAATGGACTTTCATTAACACTCATAATTGCTGCTTTGTCGCCTAATTCTGCTAATCGTCCAACAAGCAGTTCGCATTTATACTGTAAACTCTGCTTATACTGTTGTAGCTGTCTGATAGCTTCATTTACGGACTTTTCAGACAAGGATATATTAATTGTATGTCTTGCCATAATGCACCTACTTTACAACTGCTTTAAGCATATACTTGGTTGAATATAATGCTGGTTTAATGCCTACAATGGTAAAGTCTGCTGATGTTTCATCAACAAGACTGTCAGATGTGTATGTAGGCTTGCTATCAAGCCATATAAGGTCGCCTTTTTGAATAGGTAGTGTATTCCTATCTGTCAGTAAAATAGCATCAAAATCAGCGGTATCAAAGCCATATTCTTTACTCTGTGCTTCTCCACCGCTGAAAGCTATGTTTGCTTTAAAATCCACTGGCTCTGAAAAACCTGTTTTTTCTTCAAGGATTTTAGGTATCTTATTTCCCTCGTCATCAAGATAAGGAATGAAGTTGCCCTCTGTGTCGGTATATCCCTCATAAAGGATATTGCCATCATCGTCTCTTTCGTAAATAGTTACTGTCTGTCCTTGAAGCGAATACTTCATAGCCTGCTTATTAATGTCAAGCATATTACTTCACATCCTTGCCAAATCGCTTCCATAATTCAGACAGCTTCTCCCAACCGTACATCGCTACAAAAGCAACAACAAATCCTGCCATAATCGCCGCAAGAATCATGTACCACAGTATTGTCATCTGAATATACTGCATATAAGCAACAAATGTCGCTACAGTAATACCGATTGACAGGACAAATACTACAATATCTGTAGGCACCTTATTGAATACTCCAATACCCTTGATTACCTGTGTAATTACAGATACCATAAAGGCTAATGCCCCGACAATTGCTAATATGATTGTCATATTTGCAATCAATGTCTGCATAATCTCCATTCTGCTATACCTCCTTATCTTCATTAAGTCGTGCTTCCAATCCGTCTATTCGGTGATGTGCCGACTTTACACTTTCCTCAACTTTAATAATCCTGTTATCATGAGAATTAAGTTCTTTTCTCATTTCTGTAACTTCATTCTTTATCTCTGTTGTATTGCTTGATATTGTGTCAAGTTTCATATTTATGCGTGTATTTTCCTTTACACGCTCCGTAAGTTCTGCATTGTCAGACTTTTTGTTGTTCTTAAGATTAAATCCCAACGTAAACAGTCCGAAAAAGACGGAAAAAGCAACTGAAATAATGCTTATAATTACTGCTATTGGCATTGATATACCGCCTTTCATAATTAATAATGGCACACCGCCCACCACCCTTAATGTGTGCCGCCTGCTACCATATTGGTAACGCACAATCTTCTTTAATATTCTGTAATGCCCTATAGGCGTTATAATACTTTGGCAAATGGAAATACCCCAACAAATAAACTGTCTCTATCTCTCCAAGTTCTGTTGACACCATTCTCATTGTAGCTTGCCATAAATGCTTCACCTGCCTGTGAATGGTCGTAGACAGCTAGATTTACAATAACACTCTCAAATTTCTTCAAGTCCTCGGTTATCATTTCATCTGTGTAGCTGTCGGGGTAATTTCTTCTTGCTTTTACATCTTCTGTAGCCTGTTTAATGAGTTGCTCGATTATCGGATTATCTTCTTTGCTATCGAACACTACCACATCAGATGTCGTTTCATCATCATTTGTGACCGTATCAATATGAAATTGTTTAAGTCTGATTTTGACCTGTTCTAATGTGGTGTATTCCATAATTCAGCTCCTATAATCCCAACTTTTCAATTAACAGTTTCTTTAACTCTGCTCCTGTAAGTTCTTCTGCGTTGTCTATACCTTGTTCTGTCGCAAGCAGCTGTAAATCAGATGTAGACATGCGGTTAATGGCTGTTTTGCTATAACTTAAAAAAGCCCCCTCTTCGGGAACTTCATCTCCTGCGTTATACCATTTGCCATTAAACTTAATTACATTCTGTGCAATCATAAGCTACCTCCTACGCAACCTTGATTACTACTGTACTATCCATACCCTCAAATGTAGGAAGTCCAATCATAGATACAACACAATGTGTATTGATTGGGTGGTTAGTCGCGTATGTGTATACAGATATACCAGTTTCTACAATAGAAAGGTTTCCATCTGTAATACTGCCGCTTCTTTCCTCTGGTGTCTTACCAAATACATAATCACCAAGATATACGCCACCAGACTGTGCAGAAACAATATTTGTTGGCACAAAGTACTGTGTCTGTCCATTCTCATCAATGTATAACTTATCGTATACTTCGATTTCGATACCATATCCTCTAAGATATTCTGTTACCTGTGCCTGCTGTAATCTAATACCGCCATTGTAAGCAGTAATACCAAGCACCTGCTTTTTTGTATCTTCTGCCTTAAGAACTAATTCCCAAGTTTCTGTATTCATAGTGAATCTTGTAAGAGAATATCCTGTTTTCTTAGCAAAATCTCTTCTTATCTGGATAAGGTCATCAAGTGGTGTTGCTGTTTCTGATGCACTCCACTTATCTGTAGTAGCAGCTCCGCCATTTGTAATATCAACAAAATGGTCTTTCTTATGCTCTGTGCCGCTGTCTGATGTATATTCGACAGTAAACTTATTTTTACCTATCTGTACATCAATCTTAGGTACGCCGTCTGTTGGTGCAAGTAACTGCCAAATCTGTCTTTCTGGAACAACCCTTGCTCCCTCAATTAACATCATAGGCTTTTTGCTGATTTCTCTTAATACATTGTTAGCAAGGTTAGGGTTTTCAGCACTTCTATAATTATCGTATTCCTGTTCTTCTTTTTCTGTGACCATATAAGATTCACGATAGAAAGGCATTTCATTCTGAATGTCAGAGAATCCACCAACATCTCTTAACTCTGCCTGTGCGTCAAAATTAGATGCTTTTAATGATACAGGAAGTCCGCTTTTGCCCTTAATAAATCTAAGGTCTAAGCTGTCCTGCTTTCTTGTTCCAAACTTCTGTCTGCCAAGATAAGGGGCAGAACCTAATGTCTTTTCATAGTTATTCCACATTACGCCGAGGCTTCTCGCTGTAAATGCTTCTGCTAATGGTAATGCCATAGTTATTTACCTCCTGTTATTCCTGTGATAATGCTGTTGCACCATAGAATGTCACTCTTGGTGTTGCTTTTCTGGCTGCGTCTGCAATTGCTGGCGAAAGGTTTTTAACTTTTTCCCAGTCGATTGTTCCTTGGTATACATATGTTCCTGGTGCATCGCCCTGTGTTACATCTACATCCTCAAGAAGATAACCAAGGCAATTTTCATCATTGGATGGATAAGGTGTACCGGCTGGTACGATTTTTCTTCCGTTAGTATCTGCCTGTGATACAGTAGACTGCTTAATCACACATGCTGCTCCCTCATAAGGAAAAAACTTTAAAATTCCTTTACCTTGTGTAAAGTCTCTTACGATTGGCTTTCCCATCGTTCTACCTCCTGTTTAAACTACATAATAATTTTTAGCTTCTGCGTTTGCTGCCGGATTGCCGAAACTAATCTGTTCAGCATTTTTCACATCTGCTGTCTTTTCTTTGTTACTGCCGCCAGCACTACCACCGCCCGGAATATCCTGATGTTTAGCAATCTCCTGTTCCTTAGCCTGTGCCGCAGCTGTTTCTTTTTCGGACATAATCTTGCCAAGTTCGGTGTAATCAAGGCTTCCATCATCTTTAACAACTGTCTTTGCCTGTTCAGCAGTAATCTTAAAATTAGTCATAGCTGCTTCCCTCTGGTCTCTGATAGCGTTAGATTTCTGTAAATCGGCTATCTGCTGATTAGCTGTATCTAAGGCTTTATTTGCCTTTTCAAGCTCTGTCAGATTACCAGCCTGTATTTCATCAAGCTGTTTCTGTAAGTCATCTGCTGTGTCAGCCTTAGCTTTGTACTGCTTTGCCTTGTTTTTCTCCGTAGCAACCTCTGAATTGTTCTGATTAAGAAGATTTGTAATCTGTTCATCTGTTGCCTCTGGAAAAAGTTTCAATACATCTTCTCTTGTCATAATTACCTCCGTTAAACACACGCTTTTGTTACCGCAGGTCGCTCCTGCTGTGTCTTCTGCTATTTACCGCATAGCTGCAAAATGTATAAAATAAAAGCAGCTACCGATTATTCGATAACTGCCTTATTTTGCTGATTATTATTAAGTTGATTAACTATCTCTTGTGCTTTTGCTTCCTGCTCTGCCACATTATCAATAGTCTTGTATATATTGTCGAGATATGGCTTTGACAGCAGAAATGTTTTTTCTGCATCTCCCCATAATCCAACTGTCTTAATTGCTATAAGTGGATGTATGCCACTCTGCAACAGTACTGTAAGTGTCTGTGCTTTAGTGTACATATTGTCTTGTGGACTGTGATTTATCTGCACATCAAAATCTCTAACTGACAGTTTTAAATCCTCTCCTGCAAGCCTCAATATATTAAGAACAACTACCGCTAATCGTTTTTCACACGATTTGATAAGAGGGTCTTTCAGTTTTGCTCTTGATTTTGAGAAATCCCATCCATTTCTAAGTTCAACCGCTCCCTGCGTGTCTCCGCCTGTATTGCCTTGTTTGTTTGGGATAGCCAATATAGATAGGGCATTGTCTATAAAATCCTCTTTAGCCACTTGGCTTTGCGTTTGATTAAGTTCCTGTGTCATAATGTCAACGTCAGACTTATTATCTTTATTCATTGATTTAACGACCAATGCGTGATTTTCTTTCATTTTCTTAAAAGTTTCTTCATCAATTTCACAGTTAACGAACTTAACCCAATACTCAACAAACTGCTGTATGCTATCCATTCTGTTAGACTGCATATTATTAGTTGCGTCAAGCATACCTATAATAAGCTCAATGTCAGAAAGTCTTTCATGGTTGTTAGGAAACTCAACAATAGGAATTTCTCCATATGTGTGTAGCTTTGCTTCAACTACCTTACTGCCAACAATTCTAAAAGACATAGTATCGGAAAAAGCCATTTTATACCAGTTTTCGTCCTCGTCTTTAAGTTCCTGTACCACAAGCATAGGTTCTTCGGTGCTTTCATTGTAAACAACATAAGTATTCATTGGCGTAGGTGCTACAATTCTAAATGGAATATCACCATTTTTAGGCTGAACTGCCTTAAATGATGTACCTGTCGCAGATTGCCACTCTCCAGCTTTAATATCTTTTTCCTGTTTATTGGCATCCGCCATAAAATCATTAAGTGCGTCAACAGCTTTGTTAATAGCTTCATCATCTTTACGGCTGATAAACTGGATTGGCTCACCATAGCTTTGTCCTACTTTGAACTGAACCCATTCGTAAGCGTGGTTTTCAACGATTTTATTGATTATATCTTCGTTGGATAACTTAGTTCTGTATAGGACAGGTTGGTCACCTTTGTAGTAATCCCATAAATATTTAATAACTGGCTTATTCCAATTAAATACACCAACAGTATTTCCGATAACCTTAACAACATTGTCAGTGGTTATTGTGTCTACATTTGTGTATGCAATTTTTCTACCATAACAACCCCTAACAAGGTCTTGAAAATACATTGTGTTCATATCTTACCTCTAATAAAATGTCATACCGCTTGAACTTCTGCCGTCCGGTATTTCCTTAATTTGAAAATTATCATCATCGTTAGGCACATACCATATCCATTTGTGGCAATGCTTGCACGCTAATTTATGTGTTCGTGGGTCTTTGCTGTCTGCCTTGGTTAAAAACTTATGGCAGTTCGGACACATAATTGATTTATCTTTATTCATATAAAAATTCATATTTCCACCTCATTGCATAACAAAAAACACCGCTACAATTAAGTAACGGTGCTTTTTGATAAAGGATTGTAATATTTTATGAAAAACAGCTCTGTAATTTCTTACAGCTATACTATATCACGTTGGCAATGTGACATTCTATGACATCTTTTACAAATATTCACTTCCATATTTATCTTCAAAAGCTTGTAGTGCTTTAGCGTGTATTCTGTGTACCTGTCGCCAGCACCAGTCTGTTTCATTTGCAATTTTTTCAAACGTGAATTTTCTGACATATCTTAAAAACAATACTGTGTAATAGTCCTCATTGTTTATCTGCTCTATCTGCTCTATTATTTTGTTCTTTACATCAATGTATTTGTCTATAAGTTTATCAAGGCTTTCTTCCATTTGTTCAAGTCTGACATATCCGCAGCCTGTTTTGTCTGGATCTGATGACGACATGACTCTTTCTTCATTAACAACCGCTGATATGCTGTATGATAATTCTTTATACTGTGTTATTTCTATCAATTTATTATCAATTATCTTGTTGTAATAGCTTATCTGATTAAGATAGTCCTTAGTTGTCATAATAGATTAATACCTCCTGAATGGGTTTACTGCCGCTTCTACCTTTGCTTGCGTTCCGCTTCGCATCTCGTTCTCAAACAAAGCAACTGAATCCGGTGCATCATCATGCTTTACTTTTCCACTTCTTGTCATTGTCGTAAGTTCTTTCATAAACTTGTAATATTGGCTCTGCCTGTCCATTTTCTTGAAATCGCGGAAATAATAATCACGAATGATGTTGTCTCTCGCATTTTCCATTCGAGTTATTTTGTTTGAACAATTAAACTTGAACCTTGCACTACATCTTCCGCCTTGTTTTTTTACAATGTCCATTACATCTCGACCAAAGTATTCTCCGGCACTGTTGCTCTCGAATGTAACCGTCTTTACGTTGTGCTTAATAAGCATATTTGCACATTCCGGCTTTGTAAACTGTGTTCCGGCATTGTCAAACACTACATCTACGATATAAACCTCGTTGCCGTACACATAGCCAATCGGCATTGAGCAGCTATCTTCTCCCTTATCTGCACTATCACAAGCCGCCATAATTGCATCTGGTTCTCGATCAACAGGAAGTTCCTCAAAATAATTAAGCTCATTCTCCGCAAACATTCGTCCTTTTGCTTCAAATGGTTCTTGTTGGAACTCTGCCGCCCACGTTTCTTCCGAAACAAGTTTTCGTTCCTTTTGGTAGTAAACGGTTGTGAATATCTTCCGCAATCCCTTTTTATCTTTTCGATAAATCTCCCAATTGCTTTCATCTGTGATTGGGTCAAGTGCCGGAATCGCAACTTCTTTCCATCTCCACTCCAATTCATCAGCTTTATTTTGCAAAGCCGTAATTGGGTCGTACAAGCTGTATTTCGTTCCCTGTATGATAATAGGTGTTCCCTCTAATCGTCTACCGAGAACATCGTCTGTTACTTTTTCGCAAAGAAACTCTAATCTATCTCTATTTCGTGCTTCCTCATGGTTTTTAACGCAGTCATCAATATAGACAAGTACATTTGCTTCGGTACATCCTACGATTGCACCATCAATAGGTCTGCAGGTAAATGTCGGGAAGATGTTTTTGTTTTTAAGGTCGATTGATAGGTTTTCAGCACTTTTATAGTCCTTTTCGCCTATCTTTGTTGCTTCCGGGAAAACGCTTAAGAATCTGTTGTACGTGCTTTCTGTTTCAAAGCCTTGCAATAAGCCGCCATAAAATCGCTTAACAAGTCCTTCGCCTTTTCCAACACCGAATATACTTCCGTCCGGGTCGCGCCCACCCATCATCTGTGCCAATTTCAGACCACCGGTAGTTTTTCCTGTTCTTTTCGGTTGCGATACAGACAGAAAATCCAATTTTCCATCATAAATCTCCTGGTATGCTCCGACTACAGGTTGTAGCACTTTTCTTCTTGGGAAATAAAATCTTTTCCACGGATCCTTTTCATCAATTTCAATGTAATAAAAAAAGCTGTCCACAAGATAGGCTGATTCATACATCAAAACATCGTAGAATTGTTGAAGCACCTTGTATGTCGTATCATGTTCCCCGGCATACACTTCTAAGTCTGCAACTCTGCCACCTGTATATTGCTTGACATAGCTTGCTATAAGTTGCTTTGCCCTTGCGGATATTTTCAATCCATAATCAACGTCATGTTCTGTCCTTAAGGCAACCGCTACGGCTTGTATGTATGCATCTATTACTTGTTCATCAACGCCTTTTCTCTGTATGTAATTTTCATATCCATTGATTGTAGAAATAAGGCTTTGACTAGCCATAAAAAAGCACCTCCACTTTTCAGCAAAGGTGCTTATAGACCTCTGCCTATAACTGTTTTAGGGTAGCGACTACAATCAATCTGTAGCCGGTAATTGTTTTTATTCGTTTGCTTTGAAATTGTAAATCGGTTTTATAATGTCAACTATTTCAACAGTATCTTTTATATTTCCAATTATTTCATCCATTGTTTTATATGCCATAGGACTTTCATCAATCGTAGATGTGTTTACAGATGTTGTAAATATTCCATCCATTGCTTTTTGATACTCTTCTAGCAAAATGCTTTCTTTTGCCTTTGACCTGCTCATTGTTCGCCCTGCTCCATGCGGTGCTGAATAATTCCAATCTTCATTTCCTTTGCCGATTCCCAAAATGCAACCGTCACGCATGTTTATTGGTATTAGTACTTTTTCCCCCGCTTTTGCAGAAATAGCGCCTTTACGAACAATATTTGTATCGTGTTCAATGTAGTTGTGAATCGTTTGAAATCGCTCCGTTTCTTTTGTAACTTTCCAACCCATATAGTAGCAAATAATGCTCTGAATGGCTCTTCTGTTAATTTCCGCAAACTCTTGGCATAATTTCATATCGTGTAAATACATTTCTCTATGTTTTCCAACAAGATATGATAACTCTCTAGGGATTTTAGTTGTGTTTTTTTCGTAGGACTGCTTTAATTCTTTGATAGCCTTGCTGATTTCTCTTTCTCTTTTACATTTTTTGTATTCAGCAATCAATTTCTCACTATCTTGTTTGAAATTCGATTTTCCCAAAATATCATCAATCGCCATTTGCTGATATATTTCTGCAACTTGCTTTCCGACATTTCTACTTCCCGAATGAATAACAAGATATTTATTATTCTTGCTATCGCTATCAACTTCGATAAAATGATTGCCGCCTCCCAACGTGCCGCAACTTCTTTTCAGCCAATCTATATTTTTCAACTGTTCCTTGCAATACAATTTTTCAATAATATCGCTTGCGACAGATGAGTTTTCTTCTTCATGAACCCTTCTACCACTTGGAACATATTCTCTAATGATGTTATCTAATCTCTCAAAATCAATATCAATATTCCCCAAGTTTGTAGTAAGCATCCCACAGCCTATGTCAACTCCAACAATATTCGGTATTACTTTTTCCCCTAAATCAGCAGTAAACCCGATAACACACCCTGCTCCTGCATGAACATCTGGCATAATTCTTATCTTGCAATCCGAAAATGCCGGCTGTTTTATAAGCGTATATATCTGACTTAATGCTTCATGTTCTATATTTTCTGTAAATACTTTCAAATCAACCATGATATATTCCTTTCTGCCTTCTTTTATATTTTATCAACCTTTATCTTTCTAAGGTCAGCGACTACAATCAATTTGTAGTCGGTAATATCACTTAATCAATATCCGCAATGCTTTCTACAAAGCAGTTGTAGTAGATATATCTCTTGCCGTTAAAATCAAACTTGACATATCCACCATCATTTGTATCAATATCAATCTTTCCTTCATATGTTGCAAGTTCTTTACCATCTGCTGTATATACAGTAATTGTTCTCTGCATACCACCATTGATATTACTCTTAAAATCAGTTACGCTTCTTTCCCATTGTGCGGTACATCCGGTCATTCCTAAACACAATGTCAATCCCAATACAACTGCTAAAATTTTCTTCTTCATAATAATTCCTTTCCACTGATAATCAGCAATTATTTATTTTAATTCATCTGCTGTAGCTATATGCAAAATTCCATAATTACCTTTATCAAAACTATCTCTTGCGTTTTCGTGACATCTTGTGCGTAGTACATTTAATGCACTTTTAATATTGCTATTGCAAATAGCCTTAGCAATGTCAGAAAATGGCTGTGGATTGTCTAGCCTTGAATTGGCTTCTGCTATAGAACAATGCTTATATTGTATTATTGCGTCCATTGCCCAGTCTCTTGTGAGGTTTACACCTAAAAATCTATCTGTAACTGTATTCCATATAGCATATAAGTTGTCTATATCATCTTGTAATGCGACTATTAACATCTTCACTCAACCCTTTCTATTTCTGATATTTGCATTTATAACGACCGCACATAAATTTGCGTGCTCCGTTATTAGCTTCTTCCCATGTGGAATATTCAACCGCAAAACTGCATTCCATAGGCTCTAGTTCGCAACCAGGGTTTGTATCGCATGTATTGAATTTTTTCTATTGGTTGGCATTTCTTTTTATGAATAATCTCTCTAAATATATCAAGCACTCCTGTTTCTTCAAGCAAAAACACTGTTCCTGCAATGCATATAGATATCATAAGTGCCGCAGCTGCTATAATCACAATTAAAAACATAATCACAAAAGCACTATTCATTCTTCATAAATCTCCTTGTTTCCTCGGTTATTTTAGAGCATATAGCGAAATTCGTTTCAATATGGCTTTGTGGCAGTCTGCCAAACTTTTTCAAAGCATATTTTTCTACTACTTCTCTTGAAATATCTATTCCAAAATTTCCCAATGCTTCTTCGGGCGGCGATTGATACCCTGATAAAGGATTGTCAATATTATTCATTTCTCATAAACCTCTCAAAATCTTTCCTGCACTTAGGGCATAAATCATATGTTCTTTCTAAAAATTTATATCTACGGACACTCTTGATTTCAAGGCACATATCATTATCTTCAAAAGTGGGAACTATATCTCCGCAACATCCAACTTGCTTAAATCTAACTTCTTTCCAGCTCTTAGGTATTATTTCTTTTCCGCACCTATCACAAGTGTGCCATTCTTTTTGATGTTTCATTCTTCTACCGCCTTAATATCCGCCATTAAATTCCGAAAGCCATTCTTTCAGCTCTACATGTGCCTTAGCAAAGCAAAGTTCCATGTCACCATCATTTTCATCGACAATTACTACATCTTCGCCATTACACCTAGCTTTAGGGTAATCATCAGCACAGCCTTTTTTATAAATCAAAATATTCCAATCACATATTTTGCTATAAGTAATTTCAAGATGCATCGGAAAGTCTTTTGCTTTATCGTCAAAAAATTTTAAAAATTCATTCATTCTTCCACCAACTTTCTGCCGCAGATAGGGCAATAAGCTATTTTCATTACCATTTCAACATTCATATCTTTACTGCTACACACTGCAAAGGACGGACATTTATTCAAGTTGCATGTAATTACAGGTTTATTTGACAACTTATCAATCTTAAACTTGCCATAATGTGTTATGACAGGAAATTTTTCCTCGCAAAATTTACACATATTACACCTCAACCTCATATTTCTTAAAATAGTTTCCAATATCTTTAGGTATCTCAACACCTAGTTCTTTTGCCCTTTTAATACATTTATCTTGCGGATAAATAATATGTATTTTTGTATCTCTGTAGGTTGTACAGTCTATCCCAGAACTATATTTTGCACATTTTTCTCTGTATTCACATATATCGCATTCGGTATTTTTCTCTTTATATTTTTTCGGTTTGTATTGTTCAAAGTCTTTACACTTATAATCAAGTGATGTATTATTCCCTTTTTGGCATCCATAAAACGGATATTCTTCTCCTGTTTCTTCATCAAAAATAAAATCCTCATCACAATATTTGCAAATTGAACAATCTTTCATATTACACCTCAAATCTTCGTAAATATATCCAAATCATAGTTATCTCTGATATAGTCAACAACTTCCTGTAATTTGCTTTTCACAAATTCATCTTTCGCAATATCCGGGTGGCAATGCATTGTGCAGCTATCTTTCTTGCCTTGTGCCTTATATTTACGATAATCAAATGTCATTGTAAACAATGGTATTCTTGTTAAATTCTTTGTCTTGTGTTTTATCCAGTGATTAACAATTCTCTTAATCATCATTCTTCCCCCATAAATTATCTGGTAATTCCTCGCCGCCATAAATCTTGTTAGCGTATTTCTTAAATGTCGGTACGCTACAGCCTGCTACTTTTGCTGCCTTTACCTGTGAAACCTGCCCCGATATGTACAGGTTAATTGCTTCATAAAACTTATCTTTGTTTAGTGGGTGTACGCCCATAGCCATAATAATCACTCCTTTACATTTCTATAAATCTATTTGCCAGCTTGCCAAGATATTCAGCATTGGCAAAATGTGTTATTGAGTAGTTGGTGCTTTCTCTATGTTCTCTGATGAAATGGTCGTTAATCATTCTCTGTAAAACTGTAATGCCCTTATCGTCTGTTTCGTATATATCATCAGAATTGAAATGTCCGTGTTCTGTATCTGTGATAGTTGATAGGACAAAACATACATTCTTTAATGTCTTATCTGTAAGTATTGGGTGTACTTTATGGAAATAGATTTCATATAACTGCATATACATCTTAAATCCATCCTTAACGCAATCACATATAGCTAAATTAGCTATGTCGTTGTCACAGATGTTGTTGAACCTATCAACCATATCTTTTTCTTTAAGCAACATTTCATCTCTTGTGACCGCTCTTGCCGTCGGTCTCTCTGAAAACGATGTATGTACCTCTCCATCAATGTTAATTGATGTATTATCCTTATTAGTAATTTCTGAATTATAATCTCTGTTTAAGTAATCTATGTTAGTATTATCTGGTATTGCTTCGTCACTAGCTTGTGTTTGATTTTCCATTGGCTCATTATTGATTACGCACTCGTGCACAATGGTTTTTTCATTTTCTGGAATTTCAATTTTATAATCGCTTAATGGATAACCATTCTTTTTAAGGTCTTTTGCAATATTTACAAGATTTACCCTATATTGTAATGTTCTATCCCACTTATATTTAGGGTTATTTCGCTTTGAGATATAACCCATATTCACCAAATCACTGATATATCTTCTTATCTGGCTTGCAGATAAACCTAGCATAACCTCATCGGCTAATTCTTCGGCGGTTTTATATATCCAACCATAGAAAAGCTCTCTTTCCTCTTCGCCATTGCTCTTTGCAATCTCATTTTCTTTTTGAATAAACTTATCTGCATCCGATACTCTTTCAGACCAATAGATAAACTGATTGAGAATGATTGCTTTTCTATAATCGTTTGTTATTGATAATAAATCTTCTCTAATTACAGCCTTTTTAATTTTTATGTCTGCCATATTTTACCTCCTACGATAGATAACCCTACGATTTATATAAAAACAGTTACCAGGAGTTCGTAGGTTACTCTTTTCGTGTTGCAATCACTAGGCAACTGATTTTACCAATATTATTCTGGCTTGTTCATCTCAAAGAAATGTTTCTTACATCTTGATTCGTCACTGTCAAAGCTACAATCTGGCTTGAATCGTTTTTGGCATTCATCACAAGACCAAGATGTTACACCTCCAAGCTCTGAAACAGCACCGCAAAGCTCGTACAATTCATCATCTGTGCAATTCAGCACATAATCCGCAAGTTCCATTCTTATTTTTCCGATTGAACGATGTTTAATCAACTTTGCCATTTTATTTACCTCCACGAATGATAATTTCCACGATTTTAGATATAACAACAAACAGGCAGTCGTGGTCTGCTTTTCGGTAGCTAACCTAGTTTGTTGTAATTGATGTGGTGTGGATTTGAACCACACATAAAGCGTGCACTCTTTACGTTGGAGGGAATCGAACCCATAGGCATAACCCAAATGTTTTTAATCCATATGCCTGTCTCCTAGCCATCCGTTACTTACCCTTTTGTATACACGTCAATAGTCGGTGTCCCCCGACTAGCGCCGACATCGTGAATCGAACACGAACAACATTTCTGTTGGATAGCTTAGCAAGCTATTGGAATACCTTTATCCCATATCGGCAAATACCGCCTATAACGGCTATCAAGGGAAAATGCAATAATATTTTGGGGGAATATTGAGGAAGAACCTTGATAAGTTGAATTTCACACCTCTGTGCGAGGCAAAACTCTCCGAGCGGTCTTGCACCACCCTTAACTGAAACAAATCCAAGAGAGCATATGAAGGAGGACTACCCTGTAAAATGCAAAACAGTTCGGTAGTCTAACTATTCCGACTGGATCTAATGCCGGAAATAGTTTAACTACCCCAGTGGGATTCGAACCCACGCTAACGGAATCAAACTCCGGCGCCTTACCGCTTGGCTATGAGGCATTGATATGGCTATTCTGACAATTCTATGTATTTGTCAATGTACCACTTAGCTTTTTTAATATCCTCTAAGCCATTCTTGTTATTATGTCTGTAAATGTACTTAAAGGCATTGCATAAGCAAAAGTTCTTAACGGCTTCCTTGCCCTGTGTTTCCAACATAACATCTATACATTCAAAGCTGCCAGTCTCATAATGGCTCGGATGATTAACATTGTCTTTTACTGGCTTTTCATTGACGCTAGGTGCAACATCTTTAAGTGGGATAAAATTGTTATTTTCCCCACCACTTACAACGCAATCATTACATGGTCGCTGATTGAATAGTTTCAGCCTATTTTCACAATTAAGGCACATATTTATTATATTTCTTGATTTCATTAGACATCACCCGCCTGTCTGTGATTAGCTTTGTAAGTATCAAATCCCTCTGGATATCTTGCTTTCAGTTTATCAATGTTAATCTGCATGATTTCATCAAAACTGAACTCGAAAGAATCGCACATCAAAGCTAAGTACCAACATACATCGCTGATTTCGCGCTTTAGGTGTTCAGCATCTAACTGCTTTTCATGGAAAATCCATTTTTTAAGCATGTCGTTAAGTTCTCCAACTTCGCCGGATAAACCTAATGCAGCATTAAGGACGCCGCCCAATTCAATCTCTGGCGTATCTTCGCCACGATTGCCAATCTTTAAATCACCAATCTTATTCAGAAGCCTATCTGTAGACTTTTTGTCGTTAGTACGCATAGCCAAAGCCTGATACTCTGCTCCCTGCATTTCTAACCCCTAACTCTTTTTTATTTTTTAAAATTTTTTGGAATTTACTCGGCTGAATTAGCCGCTTTCTGATGTGCTTATTGAATATCTTGTGAATAATTAAGATGCGTCTATTATACACCTATCTATCAGATTTGTACAGTAGATTTATTGATTATATTATATGGGTTATTATCAGGACTATATATTAATAAATATAATGGTTATTGTATATGATTTAATAAATTATTGTTAGATGGTTATGTATATATAAATATATATAATAAGCCTTTTTATCTTTGGGGATATTTGAGCGACTTAGTTGGGCGTGCAATGCGTGCATATATAACCCCCACGCCCTGCGTTTGTACATTATGCACAACGAAATCAGCCAGAACAGAGCGACTGCGCAATAAATAATCATCATGCAATCGCTGTCAAACCGCTTGTTTACTGGCTTTGTTGTACTTTTATCGTTCAAATGTCCTGTTTTATCACTTCGCCAAACTCTAATTTAGCGAAATGCTGTTATCGTGAGCCAAACAGCTAGAATCCGCTTATTTACTAGCTTTGTGGGTTTTCTTGTACATCTTGCACAATGATTTCTTGTTGTGCAATTTGACGAAGATTAGAGCCTTGAGCGTTTCCAGATGTGCCAAGCTGCGGAAGGTCTGCGGCTGTTTTAATGACCTTTGCGGTGCTTTCTCTGCTGACACCCGGCAAATTCCAAGCAAAGTGCCGGTTGAGTATCGCAAGGATTCCGACGGGGTTTTTGTTGCCGGTTGCGAGCTTGTTCGATAGACTTTCTTCACGAAAAATGCGCAGTTTTTGCACGATATCGAAGCCTTTTGTACTTAGTTTTCTCTCATCTGCTCCCCAGTCCATTAATGTATCGTAATTAATACCTGTTAATAAACTATATCCCATTATACTACATTCTTTATCATATACAGAACATAAATAATAATATATATATAATATATACTCTAATTTATCTAAATCATACATATAAAAATTACTATCCATTATGCAGCTAGTGTTATTTTTATTAATATTATTACTTAACTTTAATATACTTTTATCACTAAAGACATATTTATTAATATACATTAGGGCAGCATTCCATCTGCTTTGTGGCTCTTTGGTCATGTCTTCGATGTTGTGCTCTTCGCAAAACTGCGACAAATAAAGCTCTATGTCATTCTGAAATACTTCGGGTGTATCTGGTGTTCCTTGTAATTTCTCCATATGTTCCCCTTTCTGCTGGATCTGCTCCAGCTGATTATATTTTATATGTGCTAATAACATAAAAATAACCCGATAACAATATTAATATTATCGGGTGTAAATCTTATATATTTAATTATTAAAATAATATAGCATAAATATATTGCAAAGTCAATTTTCTTTATTGGATTTATAGTTATATTTTTCTAAGATTGGCTTATACAATTCCTCTTCTGCTTGTTTTCGTGCGGCTGCTGCTTGTTCTATCGTGTTGTATCTGCCTAAATGATACGCCTTACCCTTAAAAACTATTTGAGCCACCCATTTTTTACGGCTATTATCCCATGTAACTCCCTTGTAACCGGATGTGTTATTTTTAGCCTTTGCCGCTGTAAGATTATCTAGCCTTGTATTTTCTACGCATACCTTTTTAGCCTGATCCGTAAGTACTTTCTTGCCGTTTTCACGGGAAAATTTTCGAGCTATGCAGCCACAACTTCGAACCGCTCTCCTTTTTAGATCTGCTTCTGTAGCCTCTTTAAGATTTCCACAATCGCAAACACAGCGCCAAACAACAGAACCATTGTTTTTATCTCTTCTATTCGTTGGTTCTAAAACTGTAAGATTTCCGAATCTTTCGCCCTTAATGTTTTGTGCCTTGAAAAATGTTTTATAATTTAAACAACCGCAACTTTTAGCGATTTCTATTTGCTCTTTACGCATCCATTTTCTATTATGGCAATGTGGGCATTCTACAAGCAACAAACTTCTTCTATTTTCCCGCTTATAATCTATAATTTTAAAATTATTGTATACTGTTCCAACCAGCTCTTTAATATCTGTATATTTTCTTTTGCTCATAAAATCCCCCTAAAACAAAAAGATGTATAAACCGCCTATTTTAGCAGCTTATACATCTTGATGTTAATGTTTATCGTAATTATTATATCTTATTATCTTTCAACTGTCCATACATCTGTTATTATATCGTTTTTATCAGTCTTGATACAAAATGATGTGGAATCTGGGGCATCAATATAAGCTATATAATCATATCCGTTGTTATTGCTTTCTCCGCAATATACAGAGCTTTCCCCGCACTGCTCGAAATCTTCAAACGCACATATAATATCATTGTAATTAACCTCTTCGCCTATTAATTTTTTTAAATTCTCTAGCACTCCATTTACTGTTATCATGTCGTTCATCCTCTCTTCTACATTAATCATATCTTTAATTATTCTTGTTGTAAGCTCTTCTGGGGCAATGTCTCCAGATTCTATCTGTTCAAGCTGTTCTTCTGTTGCTTCGATTTCAAACGCCTTGAAGCTGTCCGCCGTTCCTGACTTAAATCCTTTCTGTTCTCTTTCTGTGAGCCTGTCCCACTCTTTATCAAGATATTTTTCGGCTTCTTCTACTGTGTTATGTCTTAATACTTCACCAATCATTCCCTCGTTGTATATGCTCGTGTAATATGCTTTCATATCGTCCACCTTTTAACCCTTCTTATAAGTATATATGACAGTCTGTCACTTTTTCGCCGTCTTTAATTTCTGGCAATTCCACGATTCGCGCGCCTCTGTTATCCGCTGCATATGTACTTGGATAACTTTTTGAGTTAATAACTGCACTTATATACTCTTTTTTCTGTTCGTCTTTTTTGATTGCTAAAAATAATCTCATGGTTTCCACCTTTTAACCTTTCTTAATTGCTTTCTTTTTCGCATTCAAAACCTGATAAAATATCGCTTGCTAACTCTTCGCTTATTTCTTCCTCTGTGATTGGCTTTCTGTTCTCTGCTCCGATTATTTCGTCAAGGCTTGTGTCTATGTCTGCAAGTGCCTTTTCTCTGCTAAATCCAAGCTCAACAGCTTTGTTTAATAATTCGATTGTTTTCATCCTTTCCACCTTTCAGCCTTTCGGCTGTCCTTTCTTAATTTGTACAATTATAATATCATATTGTTATCACTTTTACAAGTGATATTTTAAAATATTTTACAATTTCTTTTTTAGCTCTCTTTCTTCTTCGGTTTCCTCATATATAAAGAGGTCTTTCGGCTGCATATCCAGAATTAAGCAAAGATTATTTATACTTTTAGCATTTATGTTTGTATCTTCGTTTTTTATCTTCTTTAGTGTGTCTTGGCTCAATAATCCGCTTGTTTTGGCTTTGTATGTGTTAAATCCGGCACGCTCTAAAGCGTCCCCTACATTAAAGCGATATTTAAGCATTATAACAGCTCCTTTCTATATTGTTTCATTTGTTTCTTATGATAATATAGTAAGTTCTAAAAGTCAATAAAAATATTTCTTAAAAAAGTTACAAAAAGACTTGCGTGTTTCTTTTTAAAGTGATATTATAATCTTGCAAATAAAAAGGCGGTTGCCACTCTACCAAAGTTTACAACCGCCACCAATCAAAAAAAGAAAGGCAGCTATTATTATAGCACAGGTAAAAAGAAATGAGAAGAACAAACAGCAAAGAAGCAATGGAAGCAATTAAGAAAGCAATTATCGAGAGCTACGAAGCAGCCGAAGAGTATTACACATATGACGGCAAGGAAGCAAAGACAGATTATAACGATATTTGCAAGGACATTTTGACAGCTTTTGAAAATGAAAAGGTTAAGCACGATTGCCAATATAAAGCCGGAAGGATTAGCAAATATTCTTTATTTTGCGATTGGATGGCAGGACTTCCAACAGCTTTTCCTGTTTCTGATGATATTTTCCTTGGCTCTGCCGTTGATTGGCTCGCCGATATTTTAGACGAGACAGAAGAGGAAAAGGTAAGATATACAGATGATAAAGCAGAAGCAGCAGCATGTAATCTACTTTATAGAGAGCTTACAAAGCACGCAGAAAAAGCAAATAATTAATAATTAGCAAGGTTAGCGCTTCCGGGGTTCGATTCCCCGGCTTGCTTTACCCGTAAGGGAATAAATAAAAGAAAGGTAAAAACATTATGAACAGATTAGAAGAAGCAAAAAAGGCATTTTTAGAAGTTAGAAGCATTTTGACAGAAAAACATGAAGACTTTGCGCTTGCAAAAGCATATAAAAAGCCTTGGAAGTGGTACAGGGAACACACCACGCAAGAAGCTATTAAGATTTTAAGAGCAGAAGCAAAAGCAAACTAACCGCCGCAGAGAATGCCAGCCGGACCGATGCCGGCGGCGGTTTTTCCTTTAAGGGATAATATTAAGAATATGGAGATTGAAAATATGAGATTTTGCGGACATTTAAAAGACGGCACACAATTATTATTAACAGATGACGAAATAATTAATAATGCACTTAAACAGGAAAAACAAGGAATTAAACCACATTATTGTTTTTATGATTATAAAGAGGAAAAAGCAACAACGCCGCCGGGGTGGCTTATTTGGTCTTTACATGATGGCGGTTGCGGCGTGGTTTATCGCCGCGATGATGGGAAAATGATTATAAATGCAGGAATGCAAGGCGATTTTTGTTATATTTAATTTTAAGGGCGTACAAATTGCGCCCTTTTTGGCTTGCTGTGGTT